GATATGAGATTACTAATTTATCAGATAATATTAACAACATTAAGACTGCTGCAGAGATAGTAGAAGAGCAAAAGAACTTAGTACAGAAGTTTACTGCATTATTAACTATTAAAGATGATATTACTAATGTAAGTGATATATCAGAAAGCATTAAAACATTAAGTGAAAACGCACCATTGTTTAATGTTCTATATGACAACTTATCAACATATATTAGTGCAGTACAGAACTTGGATTCTATTAAAGAATGTAACTTAAATCGAGAGCCTTTACTAAATTCTATTAGTGAAGTTAAAAAACAAATGACTAAAGTTACTTCTGATATTAATACTCTGTATCCTTATATGGACCAGACTATTAAGTTCATTGATACCTTTAATAGTAATCTTCCTTCTAATGCTCTATTAACAGACCAAGATAACAGAATTAATGTATTACTTGGTTCTATTAAGAAAACAGATATAGATACCTATACACAAGAATTTACAGCCCCTTCTAATGGTTGGTTTGTTAATTACTATTATGGTGAAACCAAACCTAACACAGAAGATATTGAAGCTGAAATACAGGAATCTATTACTAAACGTGATATTACTGTAGTACTTAAGTTAAAGAAGCCTCAGGGATACTTTGATGATAACATGCAGTTATTTGCAGCTAAAGGTACTATTCTTACTATTTCTGCTAAGAACTTAAAAGCATTAACAGGTAAAGTACAGTTTATTAAAGAAGCAGGAGATGAGTAATGGATAATCAAGTAAAACAAGACATTAATACTACTCTCTCTAATCAAGAGATTGAACCAACAGGTGTATATGACTTTAGGTTACGTCAAGCACATACAGCAGATATACCTAAGTTTAGAGGACTATCTGGTCAGCTAACTATTAACCCAGATGATAAGAATAGACTATCTGTATGGAAAGGTACTGAGTTAGGTCAGAAAGAGGATGTTCCTTTTATTTCTGATTTACAGGATGGTTCTATTGCAGCTAGATTTAAGTATGTAGATGAAAATATTGTACGAGCAGATATATCAACAGGGACATATGTTATTGATCCTACAGTAAGTCATAGATTCTTCTTTAATGTAAATACACCTAATATATTATTTAAGTTTGCTGATACTTTTGATAAGCAGTCATGCTTAACAATTACTTTATACTTAACTAATATTAAAGAAGGAACTAAGTACACTTTTGATACTACTCAAGTAGATTGGTTAGGTGATGTATCTAAACTAGACTCTAGTATTGGTGCCTTAAATATAGTTACCTTATCATTTAATGGAACCAGATGGGTAGCATATAGTTTGGATAGAACCATTAATGATAGATATACCTTACGCTCTGTAAATGAGGCTATAGTATCTAATTCTAGATTACTAGGATGGTTCTTACCTCAGGGTTCTACAAATGGTGAAATATCTGATAAGTATGCTTCTAAAACATCTATTCCTGATTTATCTGATGAAGACTTAAATAACATTGCTAGAGTATCTGCTTCTATTTATGATGTTATTGATGTATCAGCAGGATTAGAAGATATACATATCATTGAAGACTACTTAGAAGATATTAAGAATTGTTCTAAGAGCATTGATAATATTAATGCAGTAGTACCTCATATCTATACTTTAGCTTGGATTAACTCTCACTTAGAAGTTATGACAACTATCCAAGAGAACAAAGACAATATTAATATTGTTGGTTCTAATATTAAGAATGTTAATACTGTAGCAGATAATATTGATATTATTAAGAATCTTAATACAAACTTACCTGCTATTACATTAGTTAATTCTTATAAAGATGCTGTAATTAACTTATCAGCTAATACTGATAGTATCCAAGCTATTAATGATAACCTAGATGCTATTAAGACCATCAATACAAACATAGAGCATGTAACTACTGTAGCTGGCTCTATTAATAACGTTAATACTACAGCTACGTATATTGATGTAATTAATAATTTAGGATTATCTATAGATAATGTTAATGCTGTATATAAAGCATTACCTCAGATTATAAATACCGTTAATAATATGGATAATATTACTAATATTGGTAATTATATTAATAAAGGTATTATGCTTCGTACTGAGCTTAAAGACTCTTTAACTAATCTATATGAGTCTACTGATGCTAATAAGTTATACTTAGTACCTGCATCTATGACTGAATTTATTTAAGGTGGTATATGTCTAAATTTAAAGTAACTAATCCTGATGAACCAATCGAAATTGATTTATATCAGGATATTCCTTCTAAAGACCCTGATACAGGTATAGACCAAGTAGATGGTGAAGGTAACATTCTTGTTAAGAGATATGTTACTCGTTCTATTAATTCTAAAGGTATTGCTAATATTAAAAATGCTTTACCTCAGATTAATACTAATAAAGAAGCTATTGTTGCATTAGATAAATATGCTAAAGATAAAGTGGCTTCTATTAATAGTGACATTGGTTCTATTAATGATAACCTATTAGGCACTCAGAATGACTTAAGTGACTTAACTCAGACTGTTAGTGTTATCCAAGGTAAGATTAATGGTATTCAGGGTATTGATATTGATGAAGTACAAGCTGATGTTGATGCTTTAAAGAAGTCTGCTTATTTAATTACAGGTGGTGTATTAAAGGGTGATGTATCTATTCAGACACCCAAGACAGCAGTGCTTACTTTAACTCCTACAGGTTCTTCATCTTATGCTTCATTTTCTACTAATAATGACGTATTAGATTGTACTACTACATGGGGTAAAGTATTTAAAGTATCAGAAGAAGGTAAATTTTTCTATGGTTTAGCTGATAAAGCTACCCAAGATGCTTTGGGTCAAGATATTGCTGATAACTATATTAAAGATATTACAGGTGCTAATGCTACATTAACTATTACTAAAGGAGCAGGTACTACTTCTGTTCTTAGCATTAATAATGTATTACAAGCGCAGAAAGCAGTAGCAGATAAGAATAACAATGACATTACTGATACTTATGCTACTAAAGTAGAAAATGCTTCTAATTTAGATACTGCTAAAGCATATGCTGATACTAAAAAGAATGAAGCTATTGTTAGTGCTAATGCTTATACAGACCAAGAGAAAGCTAAGTATTTACCTTTAACAGGTATTGCTGCTCATGCTAAATTAGCTGATAAAGCTACAACAGCTACAAATGCAGACTATGCTACAAGTGCTGGTAGTGCAACTACTGCTATTAATGCTTCTCATGCAACATCGGCTGATAGAGCTTACCCTCGTAGAGTAGGGGACGTTGACCTTAATTTTAATTGGTATGGTAAAGATGGTCAGCCTACATGGCTATGGGGCGGTGAAGATGGCTCAAACATGTATGTTTATAACCCAGCTAATTTCTCAGTTAACTATTCTAATTCAGCTGGTTCTGTTGCATGGAGTGGTGTATCTGGAAGACCTACCAAGGTGTCTCAGTTTACTAATGATAGTGGTTATATTACTAATAATCATAACTTTGCATCGGGTGTTATAGTATCAGGTTATACAATTACAGTAGGTTAAAATATGGCTAAATATAAAGTAACTAATTTAGATGCTCCTATAGAAGCAGATTATTGGGTAGATATTCCAATTAGAGACCCGGATACCAATAAAGATATGGTAGATGGGGAAGGTAGAATCCTAGTACAAAGACATGTTACGAGAACTGTTAAACAGAAAGAATATCAAAGTATTATAGATAAAGTACCTACTTATGATAACTTAGTAACTTCTTATAATACTTATGTAACAGAGAATAATAAACAAGTTAAATTAATCTCTGAGATGGCTACCACAGCTACTAATAATGTAACTAAACTTACAGAAACAGTTAATAATCATGACTCTCAGATACATGCTTTGTATACTAAGATTAATGCTATACAAGGTATTGATATAGATGATTTTAAGTTAGTAACTGAAACTAATATTAAGAATATTAAGAATAGTTACCTACCTTTAGCAGGAGGTACTTTAACTGGTGCTGTTACTATAAATAATAACCTTACAGTTACAGGTACAGTTACTTCTACATTTCATGGTAATCTAACAGGAAATGTAGTTGGTAATGTTACAGGTAATATTACTGGTTCAGCTAAATCTGCTACTAACGATAGTAGTAATAGAAATATAGTTAATACCTATGCTCTTAAAGGTAATTATCCTGATAGAATTAAATTTGGATGGGATACTACCCATAAAAACTATGTAAATGTTACAGTAGATGTAACTACATGGGGACTTATTACTACAGGTAATATTAGCTCTCAATCAGTAAATCATGCTAAAACATCTGATAAGGCTACTAATGCAGATTCAGCTAAAAGAGCTACTTCAGCTGATTATGCTACCAATAGTACAAATGCTGTTAAAGCTACTCAAGATGGAACAGGTGCTACTATTACAGATACGTATGTTAAACAAACCTCTGCTCAAACTATATCTGCTCAGCATAATTTTAGTAATGGTGTTAAAGTATCAGGATATTTAATAACAATAGGATAAGATAATGGCAACTATTAAAATTCCTTATGGTGGTACAACTTATCCACTGTTTATGCAAGGTAATAAGATTACTACACCTAGTATTGTGGTAGCTGGTCAAGGTTATATACCTTTATACCAAGGAGGTAATATAGGAGACCCTATACTTTATGGTGGAGTTCATGTATTAAAAAGAGCACCTATGATAGTAAGAGGTAATGGCACTTGGTATAGACCTACTTGGTATCATGCTCAAATAGGTAAAGCTACCTGTGATGTATACTATAAAGCTACACATACTTTACATGAAGGTACTAAACAAGTAGATGTATGTACTAACTATAATATATATGGTGTATGTATATCATGGGGTAGTAAAACTCAATATAGATACTACTGGGATACTAAAAGTAATATTCATATCAATAACTTTGCTATTGCTAATGGTGATATGCGTATTGTAATGAGTAACTTTACTTGTAATGGTCATAATGTACTTTACACGTGGGCTGGTTGGTATAGTACTAATAGTGGCTGGGGTAATTGGACAGATTCTCGTTGGTCTAATTATCCGGGTCAAGTAGGTTATACTTTAAATACATCAGCATCTGGTTCTTATTCATTACAAATTAATATTAATGGTACATGGGTTACTATTAAAACAGGTACTGCTTCATGTAGCTTTAATGTTCCTATTAATAATGAAAGCCAACAGATGGTAAGAGTAACTTTGAAGTTAAACTAATGAAAGTATTTATTAATATTACAGAAGCAGCCTCAGAAGATACTTTAAAAGCCTTTAAAGCTGCTTTCTTTTATCTAAATAAAGGACATCAGTATTCTTTTATTAAAGAAAAAGATACTGATATTACAATTAATTTAACTACACAATTCTTTCCTTTAAAGAGTCTAGATACTTATTTAGACTCCTATAAAGATAAAGAATTAAATATAACAGAAGATTCTCCTTTAATTTTTAAAGGCTCTGTATATTTAAAGAATCCTCAAACTAAATATTTTATTTGGTTTCCTACATCTATAGATAATTTGTTAAATACTGTAGAAATTAATAAGAATAATGCTACTTATTTATCTAACTTAGCTTATGTCTATACCTTTGGTTCTACAGCTAAAAGTAGTCAGTCTTATTTAGATAGATGTGAACAAATATTAAAACTTATCTATCCTAAAATATTTTCTAATTATAAGTTAAGCTTTTCAGGTATAGAGCTGGTTACAGCTAAGGTTTATGGAGTACAGCTTATTTATAATAAGTTAGGGGTGTTAGCTAAACCTTCTGATAGAAGTTTAATTAATAAGAATATTTGTTTTGCTTGTGTTACTTCAATAGAGTACACAGAACCTACTTATGTATTCCTGCATAGTATGTTTGCTTTTAATGATATTAAATTATTTAAAGTTTACTATGTTAATGGAACCAAGAAAGCAGTAGAAGAATTACAGAAAAGATATAGTAAAATTTCTCCTAATATAGAAGTAATTCAATATTCTTATCATACTAAAGCCAAAACAAAGTTACACTTTAATAGAGATTATGTAGATAGTAAGATGAGTATATTAGATGAACTTACTCCTATGTATGACCTTACTGTAATGTGTGACTGCGATATACTATGTCAAGGTAATCTTAAGAGTACATTACTAACGGCTAGTATCTCGTCAGGTAATATCTTTGGTGGAAGAGATATACTAGCAATACACGGAGCTACATTAATTAATTGCTTTAAGTATATTAATGGTGGCTTTATCATTTATAAGAAAGGTAACTATAGTTTTAAAGACTTATATTATAAATGGAAATGTACTCCTCATAAGGGTGATGTAGGTTTCTATAATGAACAAGACTTTATTAACTATACCTTTTATAAACAGATTACATATCTATTAGATATAAATAACTTTACTGCTCATCATAGAGCTGTAACCAGTAAAGCTACTCCTATCATATACCATTATTGTGGTCCTACTAAACCATATCAAAATATAAGAAATGATAAATGTAATACTGTTAATAAAGTGGTTTTGGGTTACTTTGTAGCAAACATACCTGAGACTATGTTTTTTACTTTGTATCATAATTATGTAGATACAATTAAAAAAGACCTAGACCCTATATTTTTAAAAATTATTGATTATTTAAAACACAGTAGCCTTTTAAATAAGTATAATGATTTGGTTCTTCAATATAACTTAACTGAATTAGGAATTTAATATGGATATTTCATACTTATCTGCTAAATGGTGTTCTAATGAAAAACAAGCTATCCTCTTTGAAGGCTTAATTGTTGAAGGGGAAGACTTTGGTAATTTTATTGCTGATACTACTACTGATATTGGTAAAGCTTTATTACAGCATGTTAAAGCCCATGGTTGTAGTATCACAGAAGTACAGCAAGCAGATATTGCACCAAGTATTAACATTTCTCAGAACCAAGCAATTAAGAATATTACTTCTTGGTTCTATAACTATGTAGATACTCAAGCACAGACTAAAACATATGCTAATGCAGATAATTGTATTTCTTATTTATTCTCTACTAATGAGACATATAAAAAAGAAGCTAATGTATTTTTAAAGTGGCGTGATAACGCTACAAATATTCTTAATCAATTTATAGAAGATTTTAAATTAGGTAAGATTTCTATTTTAGATTTTAATACTGAGAATCTATTAAAGAAACTTCCTCCATTTAACTGGATAGCTAGTGATAGCTTATATGCTGATTTGGATGCTTTTTTACAAGATAATGTAATACAAGAAGATACTTTCTTAGATAAGAAAGCCGCTAAGTATAATGAAATTAAACAAGAGTACCTACGTCTTAAAGGTTTAAACTGTACTGATACTTATTTTAATTCTAGTGTACAGAATTTATACATTAATGGTGATTTACAAGCTAAAGTAAATATAGAGTCTCTTCTAGCTACAACAGATGGTAAAAAGAAAATTCATTTTAGAGCTTATAGTAATTTCTGGGTAGATTTAACTAAAAGTGAATTACAGACTATTTATAAAGAATTACTACAAAATCAAATATATCTAACTACTCAATATTGGGAAAAAACTCAACAAGTTATGGAGAGTGAATCTGAGGCTGAATTAGCTAAAGTACCTACTTCTTTTGAGGGGGGGTATTTTGGTTCAAGGACTAAGGAATCTGATTTAAAGCCGGAGTATTAAATGACTTGTGAAGTAAAACAATTAGTATTAAGTCCAGTATTAACTACAAGATGTAACTTAAGATGTAATTATTGTGGTTATGGATGTTCTTCTAAGAATAGTAACTTTGATGCTGACCCAGAAAAAGTAATTAAAGGATTTAGTCATTTACATTTTCTTAAAGAAAGATACAAAGGAGACCATGCTGTAGTATTAGGCTTACTAGGTGGTGAGCCTTTACTGTATCCTCATCTTATAGAAATAATGACTTATGTACATGACCATTTACCACTATTTAATAGAGATATAGTTACTAATGGTCTTATGGCTCCTAAGATGTCTAATAAGCTTATAGATGCTATTCTAGCTAATGATTATCAATTAGATATTAGTAAATATAACTTACCTAATTATGATTATGATAAGTTAGGTAGATACTTAACTTCCTTAGGAATTAAGTGGCATTTTATTCATACATCTATGCAGGATATAGATGTAAAACAAATACCAGATACACAAGCATGGTTCCATCACCATTACTATGTACTTAATGGGCAGAAACGTCCTAAAGGATGGACTGCTGCTGATTGCAGAGCTTTTCTTAAAGGTATGGCTTGTGTACCTTTATGGGAAGATAAATTGTATACATGTAGTAATGTATTTGAAGTACAGAACAATCAATGGTCAGATAAAAAACATATGGATATACCTATTGTAAAGGGAAGCGAGTTATTTAATATAACTGACTTTAAATCTATAGAAGACATATTAGCAGTATTAAATACTAAGTATGCTTTCTGTGACCATTGTGTTAATGCTGACTTGGTTCCTTGGTCTACTAATATTAAAGTTAAGAGTATCTAATGAAAGTATTATATTCTAGTATTGCTGTAGGTGAGATGTATGGATGGTTTGCTTATAACTGTCTATCATCTTTTAAAGATTTAAACACTGATTCAGTAGAGTGGGAAATACAGACTGATTCTAATGAATCTATAGAATATTTTAAAAAACTATTATCTCCTCTAGAAGATGAGAATCTTCATTTTATATATTCTTTAATGCCTCAGGCTTATAAAGAAGTAGATGTTAATAAATATATTACTTTAGGTTGGGCACCTTATAAATCTGCATGTTTCTTTATAGATAGAATTAAACATATAGAGGATTTAAAGAACCAAGGTAAGTATGACATATTAGTAACAGTGGATTTTGATTCGGTATTTAGAAGAGACCCATCAGAATTAGTTAAAGCTTTTATACAAAGTAATAAAACTTATGGAGGAGCTAGAGAACCATATGATATTGTTACCAGCTATAAAATGAATAATAAAGGCAGGTATTTAAAAACAGATAAAACTTTTAAGTATGAGTCTTATTTTAATTTAGGTATGGGATTTTTAAATTTAAGAAAGTTACCTAATAATATCTGGAATACTTTTAAAGAAATGTCTAAAGATTGTGAAGAGTTATTTAACGTACAAGACCAATCATTCTTTTGTTATTTAATACCTGAAGAGGAAAAATGTATTTTAGATGACGCTCAACTAGTAGTACATCTCTTATGGAAGAAAGAGTACAGAATTAAGCGTGACCCTTATTTAATACATTTTTCCCCCGATATTCATTTAATGTTTGAAAGATTTAACATTAATGATATTAATCCTTGGCAGATAGTTAAATTAAAGTACTACCCTATATTTGCTAAATATGCTTTACAGAATAAGCATCTACTGCCAGATAAAGTAATTGATAATATTAAATACAATTTAACCTTTATTAAGTTTATATTTAAAAATAAAGCAAATGCTATAAAGATTTTAGAAAACCTCTATAAGATATAATCTTCCTTCCTAATATGCTTAATTGTATGTGGTATCCATTTATATTGTTTGGTTCCCGGTTGGCAATACTTACATATATCTGGATGCCATGACATAGGTAACTCTACCAATTCTTCCTTAGACTTAATACTCTTTATAGGTAGTAAGTCTATTTTATAATTAGTACCAAATAGTTGATTTCTCATAGGAATACTATACTGAATACCACAAGCACCAAAGTATCCATTATTTATATACAGACAGCCATATCCACATTCTATATGTGTCTTTGCTACATCTTTGTTAATAGGTTTTAGAGTAGTAATAGGAGCTGTAAACATAGCTTTAAATTGTGGAGTATGTTCTGCTTGTAAGTAACACCAGTCTATATGATATAAATCTAGCTTATGATTTAACTCTTGAATATCTTTTCTATTTTCGGGGTATTCTGATAAAAGTACTCTAACATTTAAAGCCTTTATAAACTTTAAATATTCTTTTTGTTTATTTAATACTAAACCATTAGTAATTATCCAAAGTTCAGTATCAGGTAATAGTTTTTTAGCAAATACAATATAAGAGAGCCAGTTAGGATTTACAGTAGGTTCTCCACCTAAGAATACTAATACTTGTATGGCTTCTTTCCATTGAGCTAAATAGGTTAAATCTTCTTTAAATTGATTAAAATCATATTCTGACTTAGGAATCTTATTAGTATTAGTACCAAACATACAAGCAGAACATTGAAGATTACATCTATTAGTTAAAATGACATCTATTTTAATCTTGCCTCTTTTATAATATTCTAAATTGATTTTATCCATTTAATTATTTCCTAAGGTCTTTACTAAATGCATGTTCTTCTACTAAGCGCTTTATTTCAGTATCCCAGTCGTATACTGCAGGTCTTACAGTATCTTCAGATAAAGACTCTAATACTTTTTCCTTTTTAATTAAAGGTAAGCCTAGGGCTTTTACTTTATATCTAGCTCCACCTGCTTTAGGTGCTCCTTCTAAAGATACATTCATAACTTTAGCTATTTCCTTTACTTGTATTGGTTCAGAAGCTAATACAGCTTCATGTATACCTTTATCAGCACATAGCATCATATCATCTTCTAACCAATTTACATTGTAGAGTTGGTATGAACCAGTAGTATAGTATCTAGCATCATTGTGTTGGAAGTCATAAATCATACCCTTACGAGCATTTCTACCATAAGTCATACCTAGGTAGAATACAAATAATTCTATATTTTTTTCATTACAATATTCTTTTAAAGATTGAACCAACAATGCCCTATTCTTACCATATGGTTCATTGGTACTGCATAAAGCATCTATAGTAGAGATAAGAAATATTTTCTTGGTTCCTACAAAATTCTTTACAGTAGTTAATAAAGACATACAAGACATAGCATCTTTATCTGGGTCTTTATTAGCTAAATACTTAACGCCTGAAGGAGCAGCAATAGTAATAATATTAGCAGGTGTACCATAAGCTAATATAACTTTAGAATTAATCTTTAAATCATATATTCCTTGGGTCAAACTTGAACCAATAAATCCAGTATGTCCTATTAAGACATTTAATCCTTCATTCATATTTATTCCTTATAAAATAGATTTGATATACAATGAATTTGGTTTAAAACCAATATTCAATTAACTTATTTATTGAGGTATCCTATGATTAATGGTAATCCTACATCTACTGATGAAGCTAGAGAGCTAGCTTCTCATAATAAAGTAGAACATAAAGCAGACCCAATCCCTAATAAGCAACCTACTACTACAGATGAAGCTAGAGAGTATGCTCGTATTGCTAGAGACCATGCTCGACCTAATGATAAGCCATCTACAGAAAAGCCTCCTAAGTATATTACTACTACAGATGAGGCTAGAGAGGCAGCTAGAATTAAGTAACTTAAAAAGGCTCTTCGGAGCCTTTTTAAATACTATCTAAGTCCTTTAATATACTAAATACATTAGGTAGCTTACCTGCAAATACAGTATAGATATTCTTATCTACTTGAGTAAATAAAGCTTGTCTAGTATTAGTAGATAAGAATTTAGTAAATTCCTTTCTATCTCTATAATACATATTTACTTCAGGTATGTAATGATGAACCAACTGTAATACTCTATCCCATTCTATCTCTATAACTGAATTATCATAATAAACATTAGTAGCTATAAGTGATTTAGTTATATCTTTCTCTGGTTCTCTATGTATCATAGTATTCCAATAAGAACCATCTACTACTGCATGTACATCATTAGGTAAGTTATCCTCAAAGTAATAGATATGTTGTTTAACTTCTTTCATTTCTATTGGTTCATACCCACTACTATTTAATATAGGATTAATGCCACCATAAGCACAAACAATAACTTTATCAAAATGATATGTACCATGGTCTGAACATACATCTATACCTGTAGATAGGTTCTTTAACTTATAGGCATGAGCACATTCAGGAGCTTCATTTAATGTATTAAGTAAATGGTCTAGTAAGCCTTGAATATCTATAGAGTATTCTTTAGCTTTAAAGATACCTTGTACATTAGTTGTATTTACATAGTCTAATTTACATGGTTTAACTCTAAGTTTGTTTTCTTTGGCTAATTTTTTAAATGAGTCAAAGGATACATTAGAGTTTTTATCTACTAAGTAGTAGCTATTAAAATCCTTAATAATAAAATCTCTATACCATTTATAAAAAGTAGCTCCATTATTAATACAGCATTTTAAATCTGATAATGACCTAGAATAGAACATACCATTATGCAGTCTAGCCTGACAGGCTTGAGATGCTTTAGGTTGATTAGTATCTAATACCCTTACATAATAGCCTTTACGGGTTAAATAACTGGCTATAAATAAGCCATAAAAACCACCACCTATAATACCAACTCTAATCATAATTCTATTGTTACCTTCTCTAGTTTATTTAAGTAAGACATGTATTTTACCAATAAATCAGGCGTTACATGACAATTAACTACATTTCCTAAAATAAATTCAGGAGACTCTCCTATAGCTTCTAAGCAAGGTAAGCATATATGAACTTCTGTAGGATTGTATTTATTAATATCAGCAACACAGTTAATACCTGTATTAGCTATTGGTTCAAATAATAAAGTTTTATTATATTTATAAGCTATAGAAAATAACTCTGTATAAGAAGTCTCTTGTTCTATTGCTGGCCTGTATCTACCTGAACCAAGCATAAGATACTTAACATTACATTTATCAGCTAGTTCACATGCTTCTATTAATTGATTTTTAAAGTCATGGTCTTTATAAAATAAAGAACCAATACAATACATCTTAAATTGTTTAGCTATAGCTTCACAATTAGGTCTATTAACTCCTTCTATAAATGAGAAGTTAATATAGTTATGTAAGTTATATAGACGCTTAAATACAAGATGAATATTGTCATCCCATAACTTAGTTGTAGTAATGCCTATTTTCATATTAAAAACGCTCATAGATTAAAATTAAAAGCTAAGGTGATAAATTACCTTAGCTTATTAGTAATGTCTCTGTATGATGAGATTTAGTGGGTTCCTGATGATTTATATTAAATAGTTTTGTTAATTTTTATATTTGTTTTCAATACCATGAGATGCTTTAATATTTTTAAAGTTTTCTTCAATATGCTTATGAAAGATAGTTTCAATGTCATGTACCTGTTCTTTTGTGATAACCTGTTTAGTTACACAATCTAGCATTGAAGAGTTCATCATATTTGATAGCTTTAGTGCAATATCATCATTAGCTGTAAAGGCATTAGCTAACATTATTAATGCAAATATAAATCCTAAAACCCCTCCAATAAATACACTAATAATATTATCCATTATTCCTCCTAATATATTTACTATTCCTGACTATTTAAAATCAGTATGTATATGTAATTCATTATTACTAGCATATACTTTAGTTACAGTATAATTTAATATAGCGTTAATTTCTCTACGTCTTAATAAAGTACTGGTAGAACCACGCCCAATAATATCATCTGAGAACCAAATAAAAATATACTGGTCTTTATCTAATACAGGAATTAAATTACTTAAGGTCATAGTTAAAAGCCTCATGCTTTAAATATGGTCTAAAACTTAATGATTTACAATAATCAGTATGCTCAAAAGAGCATCTATTTTGTTTAGAATGATACTCACAAATAGCTATAACAAAAGCTACTAAAAAGCATATAAAGATTGTTGTAACACAAGCTAAAAATAAACACCATAATGCTTTATTTTGGTTCATAGGTATACCTCTTTACCCGGAATAGCACAAATAAAGTCTTCCTTTATATTTTCTATTGTATTAAGGAAAGATGTTAATAAAGAATCATCAAATTGTGAGTTATCTGTGATAGACTGTCTACCATGCTCTTGTAGCATATTTAATATGTTAATAATATCTTCACGAGTATAGTATGGTTGATTAAAAGTCATTAAATAATCCTTAAAGGAGGTTTATATGCTTGATAGCAATACTCCTGCTAAATTTATATCTTTTTTATATGAAAACTATTTAGTAAGATTTCATATACATTCCGTAAATGGCACTCTTTGGGTAGCAGGTAAAGATATATGTAATATCTTACACATTACTAATCCTAGTTATGTAGCTAAAATGTTACCTAAAGAGAGCGTATGTAAACATAAGATACAGACTATTAAAGGATACCAGAATATCTTATGGTTTAAAGTAGATAGCCTTTCATGTATTAAAAATAATTTATATTTACAAAGTTTTTTCTATTGGTTAGATACTCAAATCAAAAGTAAGCTAACTACCACAACAGAAAGTTCAGTTGTACTAAGAGAACCAATCTTAGTAGAACGTTCTGACCTTAAAGCCTTGCTTAATATAGTTAAGAATTTAACTCAGCAATTAGAGCTATAAAATATTAGCCTTATTAATTAATAATACATACTTTTATTTATGTAGGTAATTCTGCCTATGTAAATAGAGGGTTTTATTATGGGTGATTATGCTAGTAAAGGCTTAGCCAACGGTGTTGGTATTCCTGCTTTAGTTCTTGGTTCTCTTGGCTTCCTTGGTTCTGGTGGACTAGGTGGTCTAGGAGGTTTATTTGGTAATAATAACGCTACTATGGCTTCTATGGCTGGTAATGCTGCTGTTGCAACGCTTGCTGAAAAGGATGCAGAAATAGGTCAGTTAAAAGCTGAGAAATATACTAACGATGAGATTGCTAAGACATATATTGCCTTGCATTCTGAGATAGGAAAAGTCAGTGATAGACTGAATGATTATGCTCTAGTTAATGAACGTAGGTTTGGTAATATTGAGGGTCAGATATCTGCTCTAGCTCAAGCTACCAATTCTGCTATTGCTGGTATTAATAATACTTTAGGTGGTATTACTAAGACTATTGTAGCTAAAGAAGCTATCTGCCCTGAGTATATGAACAGATATAATTCATGGACAGCGCCTACTACTCCAGCAGCTTAGTAGAGGTAAATTATGCAGATTACTACAGAACAATTTACTCAAGCAGTTGAGAAATGGATTGATAATGATTTAGCTAATAAAGGCTCAGTATGGCAAAAAGGTTTATTAGTATTTTTAGTGAACCAAGGCAGACCTAAGCTAGAACAGCTATTAAATTCAATGCAGATAGTAGCAGACAGTCAAGGTAAGTTTGATGTAGATAATCTGCATAAGAATATGAAATTAGCTTTAAATAAAATGGGTGATAGAGCGACTATTCCGCTTATTAATTACACATTTGATAAAGTTGATTTAGATAAAATCTTTAATTATTTAAGGAGCAATGATGGAAATTAGAGATGCAGATACAGGTATCTTACCTGTATTACTTAAAGAAGCTGAGCATATGGCTATAGGTACTATAGATTGGATTTATAGAAATAACCAAGAAGAGGAACATTTAACATGTGAAGAAATGCATAATGTTAAGAAAAGTTTACAAGTATTATGCTTAGTTCATGAATTAAAACAAGCACACAAAATGTAATATAATAGGGCAGTAACAATTTACTGCCCTATTTATGTCATACGTCATTACTAGGAGGTCATGTGAAAACTTCTTTTGGAAAAGCTATAGAATTTATTAAAGAACATCCACAGTTTAAACTTAAAGCTCCTTACTGGGATGATTCATATGTTGAATGGGAGTGGTCATCAACCACCACAACAGATGCTACAGTAACCAAATTAGTTAAAGTAAATAATAACTCTAAAGTAGAATGGACGCCAACTACTAAAGATTTAATCAATGAAGATTGGGAAATGTTTACTGTATAAATAAGCCCTCCTAAGAGGGCTTTATTATAAAGTTGGTATCTAAAGTATAATACTACTTACCAGTAGAACCAAATCCCTTGGTTCCTCTATCTGACTTACTTAGTTCATTATCAAACTGTTCATTGGTAAAAGATACTAAAGGTAGAATTACTAACTGAGCAATTCTATCTCCTTTATGAATCTTATGGCACCAAGCCTTCATATTTACTTTAACTTCACCTCTATATCCAGAATCAACAGTACCATAGGCTACAGTTACACCCTTAGCACTTAATCCAGAACGAGGACGAATATCACCTACGCAGCCCTTAGGAATTTCCATAGCTATACCTGTTTTAATTAAAGTAGGTTTATTAATGGTAAGCCATTTATCCTCTACAGCATATAAATCATATCCTGCATCTGTAGGATGAGCTTTAGTAGGTATAACAGCATCAATATGAAGAGCTTTAAATTTTAAAATTTTCTTATTCATCATTTCCTCAGAAATATAATATTTTGATTTGAACTACCTCTAAATGGGAGGTCTTCTTTTAGATGTTCTATATAAGGACCATCTACTAAAGTATCTATATAATTTAATATAGGATTACTTTTAATGGTTCTATAAGTCCTACCAGTCCAAAGCCAAATTGTCTTATCTGGAAATACTGTATGTACTCCATTAACTAATGATAATACACCAGTTTGGTTCTGTGGTTCTAGTGGGTCTCCACCTAAAATACTTAAACCTGTAATATAAGGTTTAGATAAGTATTCATAAACTTTAGCTAAAGTATCTTTAGTAAAAGGTTTACCTGCATTAAAGTCCCAAGATTTTTTATTAAAGCATCCTTTACATTTAAGAGTACAACCTGCAATAAATAAAGAAACTCTAATACCGGGACCATTAGCAGTATCATATTTATTTAGTTCTAAGTAATTCATTACATAGATTTCCTATCTTTAATTTCTGCTAATTTACTATCATTCATTCGTGATTTACCATTGATGTTACTATAGCCCAAATAGCCACAAACACGGCTAATAGTGGTAATATTATGGCTACCACATTTAGGACAAGTGATACCACCGTTAGTAAAGCTATTCCCACAATCGCTGCAATAACAGGCATCGAAATTTACTCCTTGATAAAATCCAAGAGACATACCACGTTCTATAATAGCTTTTACAGCTTCTATATTAGATGGGTTATCTAGTCTAACATATTGAATGTGTCCTCCAGCTACTTTATGGAAAGCTTCATACTCAGCGTCTTGTTTTTCAATAGGAGTTATATTTTCTGATACATGACAATGGAAACTATTACTAAAATAATCACCAAACTGAGTATCTCCTGTATATTCTCTATACTGAGTAGCTTGCGTACCGCATAAAGACTCTGCAGGAGTACCGTATAAAGCATATAAATGATGGTCTTGTTCTTTATACTTAGCTAATTTAGCTAAGATAAAATCAATTACTTTATTAGCAAATATAGCTTTGTCTTCATAAAGTGATTTACCACACCACAACATGGTTGCTTCATTTAAAGCAGTAATACCAAATGAAGCGGTCATATAATCGGTTAAATCTCCTATCTCTTCATCAGGTTGTTTATAACCGTTATAAAAACCTCCTTGAGTAAAAGCTAAAGGATTAGTAGATGCTTTGGTATGTTTAATAATTTCATATCGTTTACAATGAAACTCTCGTATTACCTGTAATCTATCAGCTAATAAATTCCAGAAAGCATCCTTCCATGATGTACTAAATTCTTTTTTAGCTACTGCAATAATTAATGGGATATTAAGTGATACTGCACCAATATTACATCTACCTACTGTAACTACTTTATTAGTCTTTGGATCCATCCAATGACTTAAATAGGCACGACAGCCCATAGGACTAATAATCTTGTTATATAAATGGTATTCCATACCTACTTGGTTCTGTTCTATATTACCTGTAAGGCTTAAGTAATCAGGATACATACATTGTGCACTGGTTTTTACTGCTTCATCAAATAATTTAGCAGACCATGTATCTTTTTCTATCTGTGTTTTATCATATAGATAAACTAATTTAGGAAATACTACAGGTACACCATCGTAACCATGTCTACGAGTCTCTAACATAGTAGAACCAATCCAATATAACCATTCCTTATCAGAATCTGATAAAGAATAATCCCACTGACCAAAGGTTAATGTAGTAAAAGCAAAATCACCTCTACTTGATGGTACAGTATTAAGCTTTAACTCTAAAGATTGAAAACCTTGTCTTAACTCACGTAATGTATCTTCTTTGGCTCTTTTAGCAGGGTCTTCTACTTTATATTCTGTATATTTATTTAGATAGTAATTAAATGATTTATTTACATAGTAAAGCAATACTTTATCTATCTCTGCTAAAGTAAATCCACCAAACTGTTGAGCAGTAGCTACTAAAGTAATATCACCTATTACCTGTAGTGCTGATAATACTGTTTTTGGTTCTGTATAATTAATACCAGACATTTTAAAGCCACCCTTTAAAACGTTACCAATATCAAATAAACAACAATTTACTGAACCAAAAATCATATCCCTAAGGTCATGGATATAAATATCTCCTCGTTTAGTAAGGAATTTTTCTGTTTTAGAAAGATAAAATTGTTTATATAATTCTTTTGTTAGAGCACCCTTTACAAGTGAGCCTTTTGTGGATACTAAAGAACTATCAAAGTTAGCATTTTCTCTATCACCTAAAAAGATAATTTGGTCTGCATCTTCTTTAAGTTGCTCCCATGATTTAGCATAGGTATTCTTATAGTCTCGGTATTCCTGATAAGCACTAGCTATTAAATTAAAATTATGATGAACTAACTGACTAATAACTATTTCATGTAATTTAGCAGAGGAAATACAATTATTTTTAAGATATTTACCTGCTACTTTTTTACAAGCATTAGCTATAGTTATAGCTTGATTATGAGTAATAGGACAATCAACTCTAGATGCTGCTTTATTAATAGCAGTTACTATTTTTTCATTGTTCCACTCATTAATACATCCTGATTTATTAATTACTTTCATTTAATAAAGGCCTCCAATAAAAATAAAAAAGGACATTCAGTTTAATACTTTTAGGATAAAAAATGATTATATATGATATTATTTTTTGCTCTTGCGCTGGGTGCCTAATTAGATACATAAATTTATATAAATTAAGGCATACCTTAAACTTTGTTTATCTAGTTCTTGATATGTTAGTAGCTGCTTTTATAGGGTATCTATTTTCTAAGTTATATGAAGATATACATATGTCTTACAATATAGCTTTAGTTACAGCCACTCTATTAGGAAATGCTGGTTCAAGAGCTTTATATATACTAAAACGAATGATTAATCGTTCAGTTCAATTTACATTATTCGATGAGGATATTAGAAATGACAGCACGAGGAATAAGAAATCATAATCCGGGTAATATTAGATTAGGCGCTAGGTGGAGAGGTTTAGCCGATAAGCAAACTGACCCATCATTTTGTGTGTTTAAATCTAATATCTATGGTTGCAGAGCTTTACTTAAGTTATTAAGAACTTATGTAATTAGATATAAATGTAATACTATTACAAAGATTATATCTAAATGGGCGCCTGCGCATGAGAATAATACATCTGCCTATATTCTTTATGTAGCTAATACATTAGGAAAAGGCACAACAGAAGTTCTTAACTTTAATAAGGCTACTTATATTAAATTAGCTAAGGCCATTGCTTATCAGGAAAATGGTACTGATGCTAAGATAATTAATGAATCTACTTGGGATGAAGCATATGCTCTTATCTAAATGGTTAGTACCTGTTTGTATATTATCTTGTCTTGGTTCCTTTATAATAGGTTATCATGAAGGAACTTCTAGAGTAACTACCCAATGGAACCAAGCTAAGAATGAAGAATATGCTTATATTACTAAGTTACAACAGGAGTATCTAAATAAAGAATCTCAGTATATTACTGAGATTAATAATTTAAAGTTATCATATGATAAAGTTAAACAACAGTATACGAATAAGCTTACTGAGCTTAAGTCTACTTATACTGTGCAGTTGCAGCAGTCGCAGCAACGAACAGAGATATATAAACGTAAAGCCCTCTCTACCTCCGGATGCTCAAGTCTTGCAGATTACACCTCAAGACTCGACAGAAGTCTTACAGAAGGCAGAAATTTGGTTAGAGAACTCAGAGAATTTATTAAACTCAGAGATAACCAAATAGAGTATATACAGCATATTTATAAGGCAGAGCATAAAGTAAATGACTGATAATGATTTAATGCAACCTAAGAAAATAACTGATTGGGAAAATGAGCCTACTGTAGAAGTTCTAAAAAGAGATTTAGAAGCCTCTAAGCAGGCTCATTCAGTACAAACAGCTAAAATTATTAAATGGAATGATGTAAGAAATGTCACTGGTAAAAGTAAACCGCCTAAAGTTAAAGGTCGTTCCAGTGTTCAACCCAAACTTGTTAGAAGGCAGGCAGAATGGCGTTATCCTGCTTTATCCGAGCCATTTCTTAATTCTGATAAGATATTCCAAGTAAACCCTCGTACTTTTGAGGATTTAGAGGCTGCTAAGCAGAATGAACTATTACTTAATTATCAATTTGATACTAAACTTAATAAAGTAAAATTTATTGATGAATATGTAAGAACTGTAGTAGATGAGGGTACCTGTATTATACAAGTAGGTTGGGATAGAGTTACTACTAAAGAAAAACAGGTAGTACCTGTATATAGTTACTATCCTGTAAATGATGAACCAACTATGCAGATGCTTAATAATGCTATGCAATTAAAACAAACTAATCCTAGAGAATATGAAGAAAAATTGGATGATGTTGTTAAAGCATCTATAGAATATAGTCAGCAGAATGGTGGTGAACCAGTAATAGCTGAAGAAGTTGGTTCTCAAGAAATATTAGTAGATAAAGTATTAGATAATAAACCTACCTTAGAGATATTAAATACTATGAATGTCTATGTTGATCCAACATGTAATGGTGATATAGACAAAGCTTTATTTATTATTAAGTCTTTTGAGACTAATCAAGCAGAGTGTAAGAAAGCAGGTATTTATTCTAATTTAGATAAAGTTAATTGGTCAGGTAATAATCCTAATTCAGATGGTGACCATTTTACTAATAGTGAAGAAAATTTTAATGAAGATTTAATACGTAAAAAGGTAGTAGCTTATGAATATTGGGGCTTCTATGATATACATAAGAATGGTACCTTGGTTCCTATTGTTGCTACTTGGATAGGTCCTGTAATGATAAGAATGGAAGAAAACCCATTCCCTGATGGTAAACTACCATTTGTAATAGTACAGTACTTACCTGTTAGAAATTCAGTCTATGGTGAGCCTGATAGTGAGCTATTAGAAGAAAATCAACAGATTATGGGTGCTATTACTCGTGGTATGGTGGATATACTTGGTAGGTCTGCTAATGCTCAGCAAGGTTTTGCTAAAGGTATGTTAGACCCTCTAAACAAACGTAGATTTGAGAATGGTGAGGATTATGAATTTAATCCTAATTTACCTCCTCAATCAGGTTATATAGAGCATACCTTTAATGAGCTACCACAATCTGTATTAGCTTATATACAGATGCTTAATGCTGATGCTGAAGCTTTAACAGGTGTTAAATCATTCTCAGGTGGTATGTCAGGTGATGCATATGGACAAGTAGCTGCTGGTATTCAAGGAGCTATTGATGCTGCTACTAAACGTGAAACAGCTATACTTAGAAGATTAGCTTATGGCGTTGCTGAAATAGGTAATAAGATTATAGCTATGAATGCTGTATTCTTATCTGAAAAAGAAGTAATACGTGTAACAAATAAGCAATTTATAGCTATTAAACGTGAAGATATTAAAGGTAATTTTGACCTTAAAGTAGATATTAATACTGCTGAAGTAGACCAAGCTAAAGCACAAGATTTAGGTTTTATGCTACAGACTCTAGGTCCTAACATGGACCCAATGATTACTATGAAGATATTAGCTGAAATAGCAGACTTAAAGCGTATGCCTACTTTAGCTGAAGAATTACGTAATTATCAGCCTAAACCAGATCCTATAGAAGAAGCTAAGAGACAGCTTGAGGTAGAGGAAGAAAAAGCTAAAGTTAATTTTATTAATCAAAGAGCCAATAAACTTATTGCTGACACTAATAAAGTTAATGTTGAAACTCAACAACTTGCTTCTGGTTCTACTCAGGCATTTGAACTTGCTAAACAAGCTGCACAGGCTAGAGCTAATCAGAATCTTGAAATTACTAAAGCTTTGGTTAAGAATCGTAAGCCTGATGAAATACAGGGTAATATTGATGCAGGTATTGGTTATAATGCAATTTCTGATAAACTAGCTAATAAGGGATATAGTGATAACTTATTACAATATGGTAATCAAGCTACAAGACCTATTAAACCCTTTGAGACTAATGAGAAATTAATGGACCCAATGGCATGATAAAAGATTATGAAGAGTTAAGGAATAAATGTGACAAGGCTATCCAACTAAGGGTAGCCTTAGAACGTTTAGAAACTAATGAAGATTTTAAATTAATTATTAAAGAATGTTTCTGTAATGCTTATCCTGTACGTTGTTTAAATTTAAGCGCACAGACAAATATACCTAAAGATTATAGAGATGCTTTAATATTTAATGCTAGAGCAACTAGTGTTTTACAAAGGTTTCTTGAAACTATCAAGATAGACGCTGATACAGCAACAGAACAGCTCAAAGAGCTTAATTCAATTAATGAGGAAGATAACTAATGGCTGATATTTATAATGCTTCTGATGAAGAAATTATGGCAATGTCTGAGGCTCAAGTAGAGCAAGAAGCTAAAGAAGCTTCTGAGGCACCTGATACTAAAGAGGCATCAAATAATGAATCAACTGATAATGCTACACCTTCTACTGAAGAACAAACAGAATCAACAAAAAATGTTGACACTGATGAAAAAGCTGATACAGTTGAAAATAATTCAGAGCCTGAAAATCAAGAGATTGATTATAAAGGCTTCTATGATTCGATTATGGCTCCTATTAAAGCCAATGGTCATACCATACAACTGAAGAACCAAGACGAAGTTATTAAACTTATTCAGCAAGGTGCTAACTATACTAAGAAGATGCAAGAACTTGCACCTTACCGTAAGTTAAATTACATGCTGAAAGATAATGATTTACTTGATGTTAATAAATTATCTTTTTTAATTGATATTAATAAAGGTAATCCTGAAGCTGTAAAGAAATTCTTAAAGGACCATAATATTGACCCTTTAGATATTGATACATATTCAGAGCCTAACTACAAGGAAGGTTCTAATGTAGTTTCAGATAAAGAAGTAGCCTTTAGAGAAGCTTACTTAGGACTAGGTGAATCAGATGATGGTATTAAGTTAAGAGATACTTTCAATAGTTATGATGAAAAATCTAAAGACTTACTTGTTGACCATCCAGAATTGATGAATGACTTGTTACAACAAAAACGAGCTGGAATCTACGATAGTATTACTGCTGAGATTGACCGCCAAAAGGCATTGGGTACTTTAAATCCAAGCCTTTCATTCTTAGAAGCTTATAATTTAGTAGGACAACAACTAGCTAGGAACCAAGCACCTTCTAATATTCAGTCTAATCAACCATTAGCTACTCAACCTCGTATGCCTAAGTCTTCATTTAATAATAATGCAAGAGCTAAGGCAGCTGCTCCTACAAGAGCAAATACAAAATCAACAGATACTACCCCAAATTGGCTCTCCATGAGTGATGAAGAATTTGAAAAGAAGTTTGGCGGTACTTATTAAAGGAATTAAATTATGGCAGTAAGCGATTTTTCAGGTTTACAGTATAAAAACCCAGATACTACAGCAGCATCTATTGACTACAACGGTGGTACTGAATCTACTAAGCAAATGAATACCTTCTTCTGGTTAAAAAAGGCTATTATTGATGCTCGTAGACAGCAGGTATTTATGCAGTTGGCATCTACTATTGATATGCCTAAGCATTTTGGTAAGCGTATTAAGGTTTATCAGTATGTACCTCTATTGGATGACCGAAACAAGAATGATCAAGGCTTAGATGCTAAGGGTGCTCACTATAATAATGGTAACTTGTATGGTTCATCTAAGGATATTGGTACTATTACATCTAAGCTACCTGTATTAGGTGAGAATGGTGGTAGAGTAAACCGTGTAGGTTTCACCCGTTTAGCTCGTGAAGGCTCTATTGCTAAGTTTGGTTGGTTCTATGAGTTCTCTCGTGATGCTTTAAACTTTGATTCTGATGCTGAGTTACAGTCACACTTAGCTAGAGAGTTAATGAATGGTGCTTCAGAGCTTACAGAGGATATGTTACAGAAGGACCTGTTAAACGCAGCAGGTGTTGTTCTATATCCGGGTAAAGGTGCTGTATCAGAGGATTCAGCAGTAACAGGTGAAGGTGCTACACCTACATTAGTAGACTATAAGTCATTAATGCAGTTAGACCAGATTTTAACTGATAATCGTTGTCCTCGTGATACTAAGATTATTACAGGTACTCGTCTAACAGATACTAAGACTATTCCAGCAGCTCGTATTGCTTATGTTGGTTCAGAATTGGTACCTACCTTAAAGGCTATGAAGGATTTATTTGGTAATCCTGCCTTTGTAGAGGTACAGAAGTATGCAGCAGGTACTACTGTATTAAATGGTGAAATTGGTTCTATTGACCACTTCAGATTTGTACAGGTACCTGAGATGCAGCATTGGGCAGGTGCAGGTGCTTCTGTAACTACTAATCCGGGCTATCGTGAGACTGGTGGTAAGTATGATATTTATCCAGTCTTAGTAGTAGGTTCAGACTCATTCTCTACTATTGGTTTCCAGACTGATGGTAAGACTGTTAAGTTTGATGTTACAACTAAGATGCCAGGTCGTGAGACAGCTGACCGTAATGACCCTTATGGTGAGACTGGCTTCTCATCTATGAAGTTCTGGTATGGTACTTTAATTAAGAGACCTGAGCGTATTGCAGTTATTAAGACTGTAGCAGCAGACTAATTTAATGTGATAATATTAAACCCGTGAAATCCACGGGTTTATTTATTTATGGAGACTATAAATGGAAGAATTAACTCTAGATGAATTAAAGAACCAAGCTAAAGAATTAGGTATTAAATATTCACCTAATATTGGTGCAGAAGCTTTACAGAAGAAAATTGCTGAAGCATCTGCAGAACCAGTACAGGAATCTCATGAAGAAGTACCTACAGTAAATAATGACATTCCTACAGATGATCCTGTATTACAGCAGGCTCGTATTCGTAAGCATGGTAGAGAGGAAGCTCTAAAGCTAGTACGTTGTAGAATTGCTAATAATGACCCTAATAAGAGAGATTTAATGGGTGATTATTATACTGTAGCTAACTCTGTTATTGGTAAAGTAACTAAGTATGTTCCATTCAGAGGTAAAGCTGCTGAATCATGGCATATTCCTATGTGTATTTATAACTTCTTAAAGAGTAAGAAGTATGTAAATATTGGTGGTATTTCTAATGATAAAGATGATTTATCAAATGTAGATAGAGCACAAGAGCTACCAGAGTTTAATATTGAAATTTTACCCCCACTAACACAGTCACAGTTAGATGAGCTTGCTAAAGAACAAGCAGCGGGTAATAGAATTGATTAATAACTACCCCCTTATAGGGGTTTTTAATAAGAGGCTCTTATGCAGAAACCTACCTTTACAGATTGGTTCACTGATACTAATACTACAGATAATAAGTCATCAGACCAATTATCAGAAAAACTCTATTATAACCTCACTAAATCAGATAACTTTAATTTAGATAATCTACAAATTAATCCTGATGATTTTAAACTTCCTGATGGGTTATTAGATAAGATTATTAACTATAAAGTATCTGCTACTCTTGAAGAAGTAACTACTAAAGACCCTGACGGTGCAGGTGCTTTTGATACTTTTATGACAGCTATTTCTAGACATTTAGAGAAAGAATTTAGTCAAGGACGTATAGTAGGTGCTGATTATAGTAATGCTTATATAGCAGCTATGCAGATGGCTCTACAGCAAGCTGTAGATTTTGTACTTAAAAAAGACCAAGTATATATTTCTACTACTACTGCTCAATTAGCTGCTATTGATGTTGCTATTGGTATTATTAAATCTAAAATAGCTTTAATAACAGCTCAGATTCAAGCTTATACTGCACAAACACAATATGCAGGTGAGAAGCTTAAATTATCTAATTTGCATGAGACTTATATTACTTTAATTGCTCAATATAATAAATTATGTGAAGAAGTTAATGTACAGAAGGCTCAAACTTCTGGAACCAGAACAGATAATGCTACTGTTGCTGGTTCTATAGGTGCTCAGATTCAAATGATTAATGAGCAGATTAAACTTGTAAGAGAACAGGTAGAATCTGCTAGAGCACAGACATTAGATACTAGAACTGATGGAGCTATTGTTAAAGGTCAAATAGGTAAACAGAAAGATGTAGCATCTCAACAGATTATTGCCTTTAAGCAGAAGGCAGGTATAGATGCAGCTAACCTAGCTGCTAATGCATGGATTACTTCTAAAGGCATGAATGATGCTGTAGAAGCCCCTCCTTCTATGCAGAATGCTTCACTTAATAATGTAGTAGACCAAGTATATGCAAATGCTGGTTTGCCTACTACAGGTAATCATACTAATAATCTGAATGGTTCTACTCCTAAATAAGAGGTTTATATGGCTCATTATGATGTATTTGCATTCTCAACAGCAGCTAGCAGTATTGAAATGTCTGACCATAGATATACTTCATGGGCAGGTTCTGCTGCTACTAATTGGGCATTAACATCTGATGAGCCTATATATGCTAATTATTTTATTCCTAATTTATTTAGTTCTTTAGCTTTTAAATTAAAGAATGGTGTTAGATGGGCTATAACCTCAGGTTATGCTGATGCTATTGGGTTTAGAGCAGATACAGGCAACGCTTACGCTGGAACCAAGAGAGATATAGGTACTGCTATACAGAACTATCTTACTGATGTTACAAGTAACAGTAACTGTTCTATACATTCATGGCAAGTAACTACTAATTCTTTACAAGTAGCTTTAGATGGTTATTTATTTGGTGCTTATCATGACTTGTATTCTAATAATACTTACACTCAACATTTTGATGAAACTACCGGGGTAATTGAAGTTACTTTCAGTAATGGTGAGAAACTTACCCTAAGAACTAAGATGACATCTTTAACTAAGGGTAAGTTTACTTATTTAATAGATAATCCTAAGTTTAAATACAATAATTATGATATTTATGAGGATGAACCAAAATATATAGAGGAGTTTTATTATTATGATAAAGCTACTCTATATAGTTTGACTACCTATCCTACTAAAGAAGATGAAGATGGTAATATAGTAGAAGATACAGATGCTTTACCTCTTGGTATGTTTAGATACGTATATAACAGAGGTACTACTGTTACTACCCCTAAAGGAGTAGTAACAGTACAAGCTGATACACCAGCATCTAATACTGTATTAAATATTAATTATGGTGAATCAGTAGATGATTCTAATATTATATGGCGTAATGTATCTTATGTAGTTGATGGTTCTGATTTAGCTTTAGAAAAGATAATACAGATATGGGCAATATCCCAATTAACATTCCATATGGTTCCTATTCCATGGTCTCCTATTAAAGAAAGCTCTCTTTATATAGATAAAAACTCTAATAAGTATAAACAATGCGTTAATTATTTAAAGCATATCTTTTCTACTGATGTTTATTCTATGATTTATAAAAACATAGAAGAAACACCTAATCAACAAGAACTAGCTAATGCTTATATGATGTGGGGAGTTAATCTTAATAATAAAACCCAATCAGGTAAGAAATATTTATTTATATTATTTAAACAAATATATCAACATTACTTAGTACAAAGAGGTTTATCTGCTGAGAATATTAAAGATGAATGGTATACAAAACAAGCTACTTTAGTTACTAATTATGGTCCTAGACAACAGACTGTAATATCCAATCATTTAATGGATTTGAATGGTTATATTTCATGGTATTCATATAGTGGTACCGTAGCTAGAGGTATATGCTGGACAGGTATTGTATCTAGGTCTGTAAAAGGTGTAGCCCAAGCAGGAGCCAAGAAAGGACAATACTTTGTAGAACCTTGTGCAGTTACATCTGAACCTTATGTTAAAAAGGATACTATTACTACAGTAACTAAACCTTCAGGTAGTGGTGGTGACCCTAATGCTACTGTAGAAGATACTAAAACAATTACCCATACATATTATTTAACAAGTCCCGGAGTAGCATTTAGATATCAAGATACTAATGAAACTTATCAAGAAATATGTGTTTATAATTTAACTCTTTATAATCCAGTGGGTCATTATGGTATAGGTAATTTATTTGCTACTATAGATGCTACTTTAATTAATACAGCAGCTAGTTTTGACTACTGTATGAGTAAAGGTGAGCCTATATATAAAGATAATAGAACTACTATTGATAGCTATGGTCGTCTACCTGAGGTAATAGGCTATACTTATAAATATGACCCAAAATTTATGATTGGTATGGCTGCTGGTAATCAGTTTGTATATGATAATGCTGGTTCTGTTTATTTAGGTTATCAAAATGTATATCAGAATGTAGTTATAGACTTTCAAACAGTTAATAATCAATCTGTTACTTTTAAACCTAGCATTGCTGATGATGATTCAGGATTTATTATTCCATTTGATTTAACTATGATGGAAAACTTTCCTATGTCAGAGTTAAATGACTTAGTAACTAAAGGTACTTATTTAATTGCTGAATCTTATCATTTTGAACAACCCCATTACAAAGGTTATAAGAAATGGTTAGCTATTGTAGTTACTATTATAGTTATTATTATAGTTATCATTGTATCCATAGTAACTTGGGGTTCAGGTACAGCTCCAGCATCTAAAGTAGGAGCAGCTATATGTGCTGCTGTAGGTGCAGCAGTAGGTACTACTACTTATATAGTATTAATGGCTTTATGTAAGATATTAGTAGCTTTTGTAGTAGCTTTTTTAGCTAAAGTTTTAGCTAAAGCTATATTCGGTAATAGTTTTATAGGAACCATGTTCCAAATAGTTATTACTTTAGTAGTTTGCTACTATGATGCAGGTGGAACTCTAAGTGGTCTATCTGATTATGCATCATCATTTAAAGGTGCAGCATCTATAGCTTCTACTACATTAAAAGGCACAGCAGATTACTTTAATACTAAGAATAAAAGTCTTACTGATGAATACAATAAATTTAATTCATTAGACCAACAGAACCAAGAACAGTATAATCAAAAAAACAAACTGTTATCTTCAAAGATGGCAGAGTTATACAATCAAACTTCTAACTTCAATGTATCTAATTATGTAAATGCTATTACCACTAGACAAACCAGTCCTATCTATGATGGTGTTCTTTCTGGTCCTACTTGGAATAATGCTTTAATCTCTTATACGGACTACTCTATAGACGCTTTAACTACTGAACTAATAGATGTAGATAGATACTTAGAAGTAGACCAAGCAATAATTTAATTCATAGGTGTTTTATGTTTTATAACAGTTTAACAGATAATTCTTTAGTTAGTGGTATATCCAGTTTAAATAATTGGATAGGTAATAGTTTATTTGGTAGTACTCCTGCACCCACAGATATAAATAATTATATATCCGGACCTTTTACAGGAGGTACCTCATATAATGAAGCTATTAATAATGGTTTTGGTAAACCTAATGCTACTCCTATAGCTGGTAACTGGAATAATCAAGTTAATAATGGTACTGATGGTTCTGGTTTAAATATGGGAACTATACAAGGATTAGCTAATGTAGCTCAAGGTATTAGTGGATTATATAGTGCTTGGAGTCAGAATAAGTTAGCTAAGCAATACTTAAATCAGATGAAGCAACAATTTGCTTATAATGTTATGAATAATGAGCGTAATTATCAGGCAGGCAGAAAGACCTATAATAATAATTTGGCTCAGGTATATGAGTCTGCTGCTACACAGAATACAGGTAATAGACACGCTTATGATAATATTATTAATGAGAGGTCTTTATAATGGCTAACTTATTAGGTACATGGAATCCAGTTAATCCATCAGGTAATGATGGTTCTGGGTATGCAGATGCTGCCCTTAGAGCTTCTACTTTTGCTGGTAATGCTTTTAATAATGCTATTAATACTATTAGAAGTAATATGGAAAGCAGTGCTAATAATGAAGCTATTAAAGCTTATAATGCAGCTTTAGCTCAAGGAATGACACCTGACCAAGCTAGAGCATCTGCTTTACAGAATGCTAGTGCATTTACTTCTGCTAGCACTCTTAGTGATATTATGCAGAATGCTCGTAATGATATTGATTCACAGATACAGCAAGGTATTGAGCATAGAACAGCATTAGATTGGCAAGGTGAAAATGATGCTTCTGCTATTAATATGCAAGCTGCTGAAGCTTTTAGATTACGTGATACAAAAGCATTTAATGAAGCTATGGCTCGTGGTACTAAATTAGACCCTGTAGCTCAAAAATACCTTAAATTTGAGGACTTAGTTCAACAGAATCTATCAGACGCTAATAAAAAGCAAGACCTTGCAAAAGGTGCTCTTGATATGGCTAATACTCGTCAGGCTATGGCTGAAAGGGCTAGAAAAGCTCAATTAGAAGAAGAACAATTAAAAGGAACCAATTTAATAGCAGATACTAATGCAGCTATGGCTCTTAAAGGTGAAGACCCTAAGTCTTCTACTTATGGTGCTATTTATCGTGATACTTTAAATAAAATAGCACAATCTAGGGGTATTAATAATCCTGCCTTTTTTGTTGCTAAATATGCTCCTGATTATTTATCTTATATTAAACAAGGTAGTATCTATGATAGAGGTGTTAATTTACAACCTACAGCTGAAGCATCTACTAATTCTGCAATACAAGACTTAGATAATAGTGTTCAATATACAGATGATGGTAATAAAAATACCTCTATGGCTTTTGGTATGGAAAAAGGAGGAGCAGATCTTAGTGCTTCTAGAGCACAAACTATTAGATTAGCAGTTAAAGCATCTGATATGACTCTTACTGAAGAACAAGAAGCAAAACTAGCTAATTTAGCTAAGAATCCTAAGGCTACTGCTAAAGACTTTAATAATTTTAAAGATGAAATTATAAAAACTAATACAACTAAAGCTGCTACTAATCCTCCAGAGTTTCAAGCAGCACTTAAAGGAGGCATATTAGTATCTCCAGCTGGTTCAGCAGGTCTCCTTGCTTATGGTCCTCTTGCACGTTTTATGAATCAGAAATTTAATGCTCAACTACCTTATATATATACACCTACCGATGTAGGTGCTCTAAATAATATTAGATTTACAGATACTGGTTCAGGTATTGAAAGTACAGCTAAAACACAAGATGCTCAAAATAGTGTAAATAAATTTATGGTTAATATTAATGCTGCTAATGATGCTTATCAAACAAAAAAGCAAGATGCTTCTTTAATAAAAAGGGGTTTAATTGCTGGACAAGTATTAGCTTTTAATACTGACCCAACTAAATTAACTAAATTTGATATAACTTCAGGTAAAACTGCTTTAAACCAAAGTAGTTTAATTTTAAATGGACAAAAAGATAAGATATTAAAAAATTATAACAGTATCTTACTTAAATTAGGTAAAGCTAAAAGTGATTTTAATGCTCTTGGTACTTCTTTAGATAGCACACTTAAAGATTATGGTAAGCCAGAAGAAGAATTAGCTAAACAGTTAAACTTTGATGATATACCTAAATTTAGACAAAAATATACTGCTGGTTTTAATAAAGCTAAAGAATATGGAGCAACAGATACTGGTGCTCGATTAGTTATGCAAATATTAATAGATTCAGGTAAGTTTAGTAGTAAAACTTTAACCCCTGATTGGAAAGATTCTGATTTAATAGATGCGGTGCATACTGTTAATAAAGTAGAAGAACAATCTCCGGGTATTCTTACTAAATTAGCTGGTATTAATGCTCAATTAAGTCGTAATGCTTTAGGTATACAAATGTTAGATGCTGTTAATAAAGGTCGTCCTGAAAGTGCTAAAAAGCTACAACAACAGATGCAAATGACTTATTCGGATGAGAATAATCCAGTTAATACTGGTAATTAATTTTACTCTTAATAAAACAATGGTAGTATATGCAATAAACATGTACTACCATTTTTTATTATGAGGATACTATGGCTTCTTTTGATAATTTAGTAAATTCCCTTGCTAATAACAGTTCTGCTCCTGCTTCTACCCCTACTAATGGGGGTACTCCTACTCAAGGACCTTTAATTGATGATTTAACTAGAGCACAACTAGCTAATATGAATATGACTAACCAACAAGCTGTTAATGCTGTGCAACAATCACAGGATATGCAGCGTTATATTGGTATGAATAATCATCTACAAGATTATGTTCTTAATGGTACAGCAGCGGCCGTTGATGCTGTTGGCTCATTAGGTGCTTTAGGAGGTCAAACAGGTGAACGTATAGCTGATGTTACATTAGGTAATGTTGCTAGAGGATTAAGAAGTTTAACCTCTTCAGATAGTCAGCATAGACAAGAATTAAAAGCCAATACAGGAGCTTGGTTACAAGCTAGAAGCCAAGCTCAATATCAAAAAGATTTAGCTAATGGTAAATCTCAAACTGAAGCTTCATTAGCTAAGATTGGTAGAGATGCTGTTAATTATGTTAATAGTCAAGATTTAGGTATGATGGCAGCTGAATCTACTGGTTCCTTAGTTGGTTCCTTTGTAGGTGGTGGTTTACTAGGTAAAGCTGCTTCTTTAGGTGCTAAAGGTATTATGGCTGCTAGAGCAGCTAAAACTATTGCAGGTAAAGCAGCTACTTATGAAAAAACTATAGCTGAATTATCACAAGTTAAAGCTGAAGCTCAAGCTGCTGCTCAAGCAGGTAAAATCAGTATGGATGAAGCTACTGCTACTATACAAAAGATAGATGCAGATATAGCTAAGTTAAATGCTAAAAAAGAAGGTATCCTTGCTGACCAAGCAGCTTTAACAGAACAGCAACAAGCTGTTATGCAAGCACAAGATTTGAATAAAGCTAGACAAAGCTATATGGAGAACCAAGTAGGTAATGAAGCTCAAATAACTAATGAAGCTTTAGCTACTCCTTCTAGAGAGGTTTTAGATACAGAAGCTAAAGCACTTAATAATAGATTTGATAGGTTAGTTAATTATAAAGATACTAACAATAAAAGATTGGCTGATACAAATTATAATATTACTACCACAGCTAGCCAAAAACCTGTACAAGAGGCTAAATATAATACAGCTCAAAAACAATATGCAGAAGCAGTAACTAAAGCAAATGAAACAGAAGGTAAGCTTACTAAAACAGAATCTGATTTTGATAAATTTAAACAAAATAGATCTGAAATAGAAGCAAGACTTAATAAGCAAGTAGAAGCTAAAGCTAATAAAGTAGGTGAAGAAGTAGGTGGTATAGGTATTAACTTTGCTTATGGTGCTGATGCAGGTGCTGATGCTGTTAAAGATATGCACTTAGAAAATCTAAGTGAAGCTGACCTACAAAACTCTGAAGAGTATAAAGCTAAAAAACAAGAATATTTAAATAAAGGTTTATCTCCTGAAGATGCTAGTGCTAAAGCTATAGCTGATATACGTAGTTCTATAGAGCGTACTACTCGTTTAGGTGTAGGTGCTTGGGAAGCTGCTGTATCTAAGATTATGGGTACTTCTAAGATAGAGGGTAAAGGTCTCAAGAAAGGTTTATTAAATAGACTTAATCCTATGACTGCTTTAGGTGATACAGCTAAAGAAACTTCTGAAGAAGTAGCACAAGGTATTGGTGAGACTGTTGGTGGCAATATATCTGAAAAACGTATAAATAATAATAAAGACTTAACAGAAGGTTTAGGTGAAGCTATTGCTGAGAATGCTATTGGTATTCCTGCTGGTATGGCTGGTACTAAGGCTGTAGGTACTGGTTTACATGCTGCTAAAGCAGCTACTACATTAACAGGTGCTGCTTCTGTAGGTGCAGGTGTTATGGCTTATAAAGGTGGTAAATCTTTATTTAATTCTGTTAAGAATGCTGTTAAGAACCATACTCAGCAAAAGAATACTGATACTATTATGGCTCCTGTAACTAATGAACAAAATACGGTAGAAGTAGATAAAGAAAATAAAGCTTGGAATAACTTAAAGGATACTGTTAAAAATGTTTTAAGACCTTCAGAACAAGAAGGTACACAGGATGCCTTTAAGAATGTAGTAGATAACACTGATTTAACAGATGATGAAAAGGATAAACTAACTAAGAGTAATAATCTACGTACTTCTATGAAGGTAGTAGAAGAGTCTTTTAGAAGACAGGCTAAAGACTTAGAAACTAAAGATACTATTACAGATGATGATATTGGTCATATGGCTGCTAAAGTTACAGCTTTACATACTGCTCAATCTGAATTAGTAAATAGAATCCAAAATAATGATAAATTTACTCCAGAAGAAAAACAGGATTTAATCCATAGATTAGCTGTTAATACTCAAGAAGTAGTACAGTCTTCACCTAAGTACAGAGAAGCTGTACTTAAGATGGTAGATAAGCTAGATGATAATACTAAGCCATTGGCTCAGAATTTATGGACTACTGTTCAAGATGTTGCTATAGCTGATGCTACAGATAGAGCCAAGAAAGGTGAAGATGTTTCTAGGTCTATATCTGCCTTAGAGAAGGTAGTAAAAGGTATTACAGGTGAATCTTCATTTGATGCTTCTGTATCAGAAGAACAAGTACAAAATGCTGTTGCTACATTAGATTTAGTTAAACAGTATCAAAAATTATATGATGCTCAATCTAAGAAAATACAGGGATATGTAGATGAAGCACAAGAAGGTGCTTCTACTGAAGCTAGTGAATATTCCTCTACAGGTAAGAGTTCTTCTGCATTATTAAATGAGAAGTTTATTAGTGGTTATGAGTATGTTAATGCTCAAGGTGAAACTAGACATTATAAGGGTATGCTTGAGTTCTATAAACAAGCTTTAAATATCCTATCTAGTGCTGATGATAATAATACTAAACAAGCTAAGTATTCTGCTTTAATTAAAGATTTTAATCATTTTAAAAAGACTCAGCAGACTAAATTTGATGAAATATCTAAAGCTTATGATACTTATTTAGAGACCCAAGAATCACAAACATTAGAGAATGTAAATGGTGCTAGATATACTATAAATAAGCATTCTGGAAAACTTATAGACCAGATGGCTTATGAAAATAATTTAATGTCTGATGCTTCAGATACATTAACTAATATGGGTAATATGATTAATAATAATAAGTACTCTAAACCTAAAAAGCCTACTCCTAAACCTAATAATTCTAAAGGTAATCCATACCACTCTTTAAATTCTTTTGCTGATGGTATTGTAGAAGCATTTAATAAACCAACTGCAGGTCTAGCTACAAGTACTAAAGGCAATAATTATACTTACACTAAAGTAGATAAATCATTACCTATTACTCTTAAGATTCAAGGTAAAGAATATAAAGTAAGAACTCCTACAGAGTTTAAAGGAGGTCCTTTAGCTAAAAAGAGAGGTAAGTTAGCCTTTAATGTATTACAGCAATTATTTAGAGTACATGAAGCCATCGCAGCTTCTCATGGAGTAGAGAAGAAAAATAATGTCTATATGGCTATGGGTGGTTTAATGGCTGCTTTAAATGCTTTTAAGAGAAATACTCCTACTAATCTAAAGATAGGTCATTTATTTGTAGCTGCCGATGGTAATGAATTACCTGCTAGTGTAGCTGATGTAGATTTACTATTAGATACTAATGTAGAGAACCCAAGAGCAGAATCATACAATGCTAAGAATTTAGTATATTTATTTAGTAAGTCTCTTGGTTCTAATGTAAGTGGCTATTGGGATGGTGTATTTATTAATACAGGTGATGGTAAAGGTGGTGACCAAGGTAAAAGTAGTAAGGGAGGTAATAAAGGCGGTAAAGGTAAACCATCTAAAGACCCATTAGCTGAAATAAATAATGTTATATCTTCTATTGATATTAATAAAGATTATCCAACAAAGGATTTAAGTTCTGCAGTTAAGAAGTTAGCAAAGAATATTGTAGCTTTAGGAGATAATACTAAACTCTCTGCTGAGACTAAGAGACAGTGTATTAGACTTTTAGGTAAGTATTTATTAAAGAAAGGCAATAACAAGAATTATGTTAAAGATGCTAATGATTTAAAAGATATTATAGATGCCTTTACTCAAGAGTATAAAGAAAAAGGTTTTACAGATTTAATTGCTGAAGATAAAGCTGTTATAAATACTTTTAGTAATTTAATTATTAATGATAATGGTAAAGGTAATGGTAAAGGTGAAGATGAAAAAGTAGATGAAGAGAATGTATATATTAATCCAACATTAGCTACGGGTATAGATATTAATTTAGTAGATGAAGAGACTTCTGGTCAAATAAGTGCTGATGCTACTAAAGAAGAATTAATAAATGCTGTTAAACAGTCTCAAAATAAAATAATAAAAGAAAATATAACAGCAACGGATGTAGCTAATAATGATATAAAGTTTGCTAAAGATGAATACTCAGCAAAAGAACGTAATACATATTTAGATGCTAAATGTACTTTCTTACCTCAACCAGAAGTAACCATAACTGATGCTCATGATGAACATAATCAACCTTTATTAAAAGACCCAGTAGCTCAAGGTGTATATAATCAAGCTGTAAGAATAACTGATAAATTATTAGAAACCGCACAGGATATGTTTGATAAAAACCCTGCAGAGTTTATGTCTAGAAGCTTAATGTATTTCTTTAGATTTAATGATAAAGGTAGGTTAATTTGGGCTACTGATACAAAGGGTAATTCTATAGAAGAGAATATACGTACTGCTATTGTTTATAGCTTTGGTGCTGCTTCTACTAGAAGTACTAGCTCTATAAAAGAATTATTACCTGAAGGTGCTCTCTTACATCTAACAGCTGAACAGTTAAAAACAGCTAATCAAGTAGGAACCAATAAGGATAATAGATATATAACTAAGCAAGGCTTAGGTAATACTCTAAGTAGTACCCTTAATTCCTTGGTTCCTAGAATTGATAATTCTCATATTCCAGATAGAAATGAAGTTAATGCTTTAACTTCTTCTATCTTAACTGCTTGGCAAGCAGCTACTGATACTAAAGATAAGAATGCAGTAAGTGAATCAGATGCTAATCCATACTTAAATAGAGTAGTAATTTATGATAATGGTACTAAACAAGTAATAGATACTCAAAAAGATTTTAATAAAGTTGAATATACTACAGGTGAAGTAGATGATAATGATACACTTATTAGATCTTCTATGACTGTCTTGGTTCTACCTAAAGGTTATGATTCTTATGCTATAACTAATAGTGTAGATAAACAGTTACTAAAGAATAAACAGGCTAATACTTTTACATCTGTGGTACTTACTGATGAAGAGGCTAAAGAGTACTTAACAGATGCGCCTGTTATGAGCCATCTGAACCATCACCCAGAACAGCCACTAAGTACCTTACAGAGAGCTGCTATTAAAGCAGATAGACTACAGAAGCATATAATTACTACCTTTGGTAAGATACTTAACTACATCTCTGATGAAGCTTTCCAGAAAGCTAGAAATATACCTAGCACTCAATTTGTTAATGAGTTAGCTGAGGTTTCTCGTAAAGGTAGAGAAGGTCAGTTATTAAATGGTTTACAGTATATAAGAAATACCATGAAACAAATGAAAGATGGTGAAGGCTTATATTATAACCATGAAATGACTGCCGTATCACGTATGAACTCTAGTGATTATATGTCACCTAGAAATAATAAAGAAATACGTGAGACTATTTCACCTATTGAATACGAGGTAAATCTAAGTGATAAATCTGAAGAAGGTATCCTTAAGAAAAGACTGTGGCTACGTATGATAGCTCAGGGTTTAGGACAAAAAGTCCAACATATGTCTGATAAACAGGTAGATAATTTCTTATTAAATATAAGACAAACTTTTAATAGTAAAGATACTTCTATCTTTAAAGAATATGCTAAATTAGCTAATAAAATTGCTAATGGAGAACAATTAATTAAAAAAGAACAAGAACGTTTTAATGATTTATTTACACAAGTAAATGAACGTTTTGCTGAAGTATATGGTGAGGATGCTCAAACTACTTTAGGTATCCATGCTTATACAGATTACTTAAGAGCTTTGGATGTTAAAAATAAACCAATTAAATCATCTCTATATGGTGAGGCTGATGGTATTACTAATGGTATTTTCTTCTCTAAGTTAATGCTTGGTTCTTTATCTCATATTTTAAAAGCTGCTGCCTCAGGTAAAGATGTTAAAGCTGAGCTAGCTAACTTAGCTAGAGTAGGTTTCTTTGTGGGACAAGTATCTAAGCCATTCTATGCAGATGCTATTAAAGAGGCTGATAAGACCTTTGGTTCAGTATTAAAAGATAACAAAGTACAAGATACTTATACTAATATTGCTACTCAATTTACTACTGAATATGCTAATGCACAGGAAAAAATCTTTGGTACAAGAGAAGTTTTAAAAGATGGCAGTGTTTCATATACAGATTCTACAGTAACAGTTAAAGTAGAAGAAGGTACAAGAGATCTTAATAGTCAGAAACTAAAAGCTACTAATGTACTACATGATTCTATGGATACTCTACTTGTATATACTGATGTAGGTAATGTACAGAATCCTGATGGTTCTATATTATTCTCTAGAATGTTTACTAAAAAGCCTGCTACTAAAGCTAATTATCAAGCAGGACCTACTTCTATTTCTAATGAGTTTATGGATGAAGTAGAACTTAAGTTACTACAGAAACTTAATGGTTATAAAGGTTCTGATGGTAAAGTTTATAATTGGCGTTTAATAGTAGCTCATGGTATACAAAAAGGTTTAGAAAAAGAGCAACGAAGAGAAGGAATATTCTCTACTAGCTATTGGGGTCCTAAAGCATTTGATAAATTTATAGATAGCTTAAAATTAAACGCTGATCAAAAAGAAGACCTTAAGAAAGATGTTAATGCTTTCTTAGCTGTTACCTGTTTAAATAGAGTAACTTACATTAAAGATAAACAAGGTAATATTATAGGTTTAACTTATCATCCAGAATTAGATAGTAGAGGTTATGAAACTTTATTTGATAATACAGGTAAGCCATTAACAGATAAAGAAATAACTTTAAATGGTGTAAGAAAACATTCTATATCTGCTATTAATTACTTAATGTCTAACCATTTATTATCTACTATTACTAAAGCTTTAGGTGATGAAGTAGATTACAACAGTAAATGTATTATTTTAGCTTCTAATATTCTTCATCAAGCTTTTGTTAACCATTTATTACAGGAATTAAAAGAAAGAGTAGACCCTGAAAATAAAATAAAAGATGAAAATAAAGATAAATTATTCGCTAAAATCTTAGCTAGCGCTAAGAGTAACTTAAGTAGAGAAGAATTAAAAAAGATTGTTAGAGAGAATATTAGTAAATATCAAGCTATTATAACTAATAAGAGTGGTACTGCTGTATTTAACTATAAAACTGACTTAAATACTGGTATTACAGATCATGACCAAAACGATGATATAAACATCTATGATAAGAGTACAGGAGAAGTAGATACCTTACACTATTCTAAGGGTGTATCTACATATACTACTCCGGGTGTAGCTGCTGTTCCTACTTCTACTATTGGTTTTGGTGATGGTGAAACTATGAATAAGTTCATAGTACAAATTCTAGAACCATTAGGTTTATCTTATAATGATGTGTTTGATGGCTTAAATTTAAGTCCAGACGAACATGCTCAAGTAGGTGATAGTCTTAATAAAATCGCTGCTAATACTGCTTTACAAAACTCACCTTTAGGTAGTATTAATAAAGCTTTCCAATATGCTGTAGAGAAAGGTTATGTAACTGCAGAAGACCTTAATTCCTATAGGTCTAATGCTTCTAATGCAGCTAATGCTACTATTACTGATATTTTAGAGTTAGACCAAGGAGGTCCTTCAGCTAACCCTCAGCGTGTAGACTATGAACGTACTTTAGGCGGTGAGATAAATATCTTTAAGACTTTCTGCAAAACTTTAGATAAGAGAGCCAAGGAAGCTAGAGTGGTAGCTGATATTTTAGCTTCTCATTATATGCCTTATTCATGCTGTCAGTATGCTTTCTCGCCTAATGGTGGTTATAGCCATAAAGCTTACATAGATATGGGTAAAAAAGGTGAAGACCAAAAGATATATCCTATCAATGATATTAATGATGCTGATGATTTAGTTAAATATATGCAATTAACTGCTGAATTTTTTAAAGCAGATAATAATAATAAAGAATCAGCTAAGGAAGCAATGTTTAATTTCTTAGTTAAGAATGGTTATATAGACAAGTCTTCTCCTATAGGTAATGTTATATCTACAACTAAACTTCCATCTACTAAAGAAGAATTTGAACTTTATAATAAGCGTAAAGATGCTTTAGATAAGAAGCTTGGTTTATTAAGTAAAGAACAACAATCAGGTAATAATTTTAGTAGGGTTTTATATGAAAATCTAAAGGGTACTGAACAAAACCAAGAACGTAAAGTATCTAGATGGTTACAGAGCTTCTTTAAGAAGACATCTAAACCAGTTACCTTTATTACTGACCCAGAGTTAATAAAAGAGCTACATGATATATATGAACCAACAAAAGTATGGCCTTTAGTTAATGGTTCTCTTTGTTTTGAAACAACAGTTAATGGTAAATCTCAATACTTTATCTGTAATGCTTATATGGGTAGAAATGTTAATATCCATGAAGCAGCTCACTGTATAGCTAGTCTATATTTAAGAGATAGTGTAAATAAGATAGATGAAAATAGTAGAAAGAACTTATTAGCTAGACTTAAAAATGGCGAGCAATTATCAGAACAAGATATTATAAATGCTGAAGGTAGTAACGATTTAGCTAACTTACTAGCACATTTATCTAAAATTTACTCTAGAGTAGTAGAGATAGAAAAAGGACCAAAGTTTAAAGGTCAAAAGTTAAGTGATTATATAAATTCTTTTAATGACTTAGGTAGAGCTTTAGATGAATTATTTGCTCAGACTTTACAGTCTAGATACTCTGCTATACAGACTACAGGTAATGAACAAGCTAGTGACTATATCGTTAATAAACTTAAGACTTTATTACAGCGTCTTAAGGATATATTTAAAGCATTCTTCCATTTAGGTAAAGAAGATAAATTAGATGCTTTCTTTGGTAAATCTTTATTTACTCAAGAAGAATTAGATAATAGTAAAGTATCTAATAGAGTAGCTGCTATGGTTCTTATGTCTAATTTGATAATAGAAAAATCAACTGAAGATACTGATTCTTTATCAATGTTTGATGCTCCAGTAGGTGAACCAGAGACTATTATTAATACAGAAGATATGCCTATTACCATGGGTCAATTAAATAAATTATATGATAATAAGCGTAAAGACCCTAAGTTTTTAAACTTAGTAAAGGCATTTGCTAATAACCCTACTACAGCAGGTACTGTTGTAGATGAGTTCTTAACAGCAGGTATAGATGTAGGTGAAGATGGTCCTTTTGTAGCTTTACTTGATACTATGCTTAAAGATAAGTATTTTGCTCCTTCTGTAGTTAATAACTTACATAACTTATATTCTACTGTTCTTAAGTCCCCAGAACTTAAAGAATTACCTGATAGCTTACAGAACTTATTAATAGGTGATGTTAATGATAAAGGTATGGATAACCATAAGACTACTACAGCTGGTTTAACTAACTTTATTTACTTAGGTATGAGGAACCAAGAAGTAAAAAGTATGTTAGCTAAACTACAAGAGTCTAATATATCTAAATCTAAGAGTCCTTATAAGATTGATAGACTTATTACAGATTCAGTAGTTAATGCTGTTAATGCTTTAACTAAAGGTAGAAATATATCTGATGCTTTAAATGCTACTATGGCTAAAGGTGTAGCTCAACATGCTATCCTAAAGAACTTAGATACTATTTCTGATGTAGAAACCTTTGTAGAAGGTAAAGGTAATACTTTACTGAACCAAGCTATTAACAAGACAGTTGATATAACAGGTACTGTATTACAGCACTCTAGTATTAAATCATTAAAGAATGCAGGTGATGCTATTAAGGCAGCTAAAGCTGCTTCAGATATAGATACTACTGGTTCTAACTGGGCATTCTTCTTAAATACTATAAACAGTAAAATTAAAGCACCACAGATAGTACATGATGTTCTTAGAGACTTTGCTGGTATAGATGCACATAATTTCCCTGTATATGCTTTATTAAAGAAGATTACAGCAAGATTTGATAGAGAGGCTTATCAACGTACACAAGCTATCCCACAGCTCTTAAAAGAGAAATTTAAGAACTTACAGAAGGGAGATGAAGTACGTTTAGCTAAGTACTTCTTAAAATTAGACTTAACTTCTTTAATGGATGGTGTATCTATTGATAATTTAGGTGATGTTATTAGACATCCTGAAGAATCAATAGAAGAATATAAGCAGAATTTATTACCTATACAGCAACAGAAAGCTGCTCAATTAGGTCATTATTTAGCTACAGGTGAATCTGGATACCATTTATTACAGAATGCTCATGCTATCTGTGCTATTCAATCTACAGGTAAATTAGACCCTTCTAAGATAAAAGAATCTACTGTATCTCAGATAGATAAGTTAGTTTCTTGTTATGCCCTTAAAAACATATCTGTAGAAGATAGAGAAGAGTTAACTAGAATAGTTGAGGATAACCAAGATGCTATGCAAGACTTTATTGATATGCATAACAGTATTAAAAAGTCTGAAATAGCTAAACTTGGTAAAAATCCTCTTAACTATCATAAGGGTTACTTACCTAGAAGCTTTAAGAATAATATGAACTATAAAGTAGTTTATACACAGGAAGAAGTAAAACGAGCTAAGACCCAAGGATGGAAATTTGTATCTAAGTTAGATAAATTAGGTAATGCTGGTGAGATGTACTTAATGAAGACTTCTTTACCAGATCCAGTATTCCATAAAGGTGTATTCCAGAATATATCTACTAAAGTATTTGGAACCAATAAGTATGGTAATAGTAATACTACTTTAGCTAGACCTTTAAAGGTAGACCAGTATAATGGCTCTCCTGAAACAGCTTCAGCTAATGAGCCTATACCTGTATTTAATCAGAAAGGTAATATAAAGAGTTATGATAGACCTATAGTCTTATCTGATGATTTATATGACGATGATGCTTTTTCAGCATTAGGTAAATGGTCTGCTAATGACTTTATGGAAACATCTGCTAAAGAGTTTAATAAAGAAGCTATACACTTAGCTAAGAACATGTATGATAGAGATGTAAAATCTTTTGGTAAAGAATGGGTAAATAATACTTATGTTGATTTAAACGAATTAGTAAATGTAAAGAAAGATAAAATAGTAGAGGATGCTATTTCTAGACTACCTCAGTATCTAATAGATGCTTTAGAGAAAGAGTTTGATGGTCATATCTTCTTACGTAAAGATATGGTAGATACATTCTTAGGTTATAGGTCTGCATCTATAACTGATGCTTGGACAGGTATTAGTAGATGGTCTCCTAAGACTTTAAATAGAATAGCTAAGCTATCTAACAAGTTATTAGGTCAAAATGCTTACTTATACTTGGGTCATGCTGAAAGAGCTATAGAATACACTACTTCTTATATGAGAAGTAATATTGTAGTACGCTCTGTAGCAGTACCTTATATGAATGCTGTATCTAATATCTTACAGTTAAGAATGAGAGGCATATCTTATTTAGATATTCTTCAAGGTATTAATGATAAGGTTAAAGAATTAGAACAGTATAGACAGATTGAAAAACAAACTATCAATCTTAAGGCAAGACTCTTAACAGAGACTGACCCAAAGCATAAGAAGATATTAGAGCATAGACTAGCTGATAATAAACAGCGTATATCTATGATGACTATTGCTCCTATGATTGAACAAGGTGAGTTATCTACATTAGCTGATGTTGGTGATTCTTACAATGATAGTGTATTTACTGGTGAATGGGCTGATAAGATACATGAATGTGTAAATAAATTACCACCTTCTGTAGTTAATACAGGTAAATGGCTAACAGTATCTAAAGATTCTGACTTATATAAACTTATGGAAAAAGCTACTACTTATGGTGACTTTGTAGCTAAATCTATCTACTATGACCATTTAATACAAAATGGTATGGATAAGGAGATGGCTGCACGTAAGAGTATGGAAGAGTTTGTTAACTACGATATGATGGCAGGTAGGTCTAGAGAGTACTTAGAGAATTTAGGTATTATCTGGTTCTATAACTATAAGTTACGTATTACTAAAGCAAGTATAGATGCTATGTTACATAATCCAGCTTCTATATTATTAGTAGAAGGCTTAACTCCAGATATATTCTTAGATAATGGTACTCTTATAGGTGATAGTTTCTTAGGTAAGCTGGCTCAAGGACAGTTAGGTAGTTCATTCTTACCACTATCATTCTTCAATGCTTGGTGGTCTAAGAATCCTTTCTTAAATTTACTTGATACAGTATTCTAAATAAATAAAGGGGCTTATGCCCCTTTTCTTCTATTTAGTTTAAAGATTAAATTATCAATTAAATCATCTATCTTTTGATAAGCTTCAAGCATACCTTCAGCTTTATCATCATCATAAGTTTCATGAATAAGCTCAGCTTCTTCTTTAAGACATCTGAGCTTATATTTTAGACCTTGTAACTGACTAAGATAGAAGTCTGATACATTCATTATGCAAATGAACCAAATGGAGAGTTAGCTGAAGTATCAGGGTCTTTAGGCTCTGGTTCTTCTGAACCAAATAGAGCATCAGCTTCTTCCTTAGAAGTCTCCTTTACTTCCTCTTTTACTTCTTCCTTTGGTTCTTCTGCAATACCATCTAAATCAATATTTGCTTCCATTCCATCGGCTCCGCCCCTTCCTTTCATAGAAAGCTCTACAACAGGGGTATTTGCTAAGGTCAGTTTTCCGCCTAGAAACTGTAGGATAGCGGTCTTGATATCTTTCTCGTTTAATGTAATTTTCATTGTTAAATTGTCCTGTATTAATACTATTATATAAGTCTACAGCAGTAGCAATACCTTGTAATATTGGAACTGCTAATAAAACGATGTTAGCTATAGACATTGTATATTCCTATTCAATATACAATGGGGAAAAGAAATCCCCATTGTATTAATGGGGATTAGCAGTCTTAAGCAAATGGATTTACTTTAGGAACTGCTTCTGCTTTAGGCATAGAGTCACCAGACTCATTTACTTCTGGTAACTTACCTTTGGTTTTATCTTTAATATCATTCTTTCTCTTCTTGAGCCAAGAATCATAGAATGTTGCATCCTTATGCTCAATAACCTCATTAGAGGTACGATGATTATCTTTATTAAAGACTTTTTCAATACCATTAAACTCTACAGTTTCATTAACAGTCTTATAGCCTGAATCAAACTTCTTACGTTTATAGTCCTTAATCTGTCTGATTGCTACTGATACAGTCTGACCAGTTAAAGCTGTAATTACAGGTACAGATACCTGTGTCATACCTTTAATCTCTGGGTCATACTTCTCAATAATCTTATCCTCAGTAGATTGCTGAGCTAATGGCTTACTTGTACCAAATAGACATAAATCATTGATAATAGTAAAACCCGGTAAAGGTAATTTCTTACCGTTTTGCTCAAAGAAATTTTGACCCTGTTTATTAGTAATATAGAAGGTTTCTGAGTACTCAGCGTTATTAGCTGAAGTTAATTCACCTACTACTGTTACTGACATGGCTCCGCCTGAAGACTTACCTGAATAAGCATATTTAATCTTCATGTCATAAATATCAGATGGAAATACCTGACGACCTGAACCAAGGGAATCTTCTTGACGCTCTAAACCATCTGTAGTTAGATTACCAAATGCGCTCATTTATTTATAATACTCCGTTAATTTATCTAAAACTAATTGTACATCGTTATCAATATATGTTTCTTCTAAAGTAAATAAGTCATCAGGACCTCTGATTTTCTTATTTAAAGTAGTCTTTGTTAGCTGGGTCTGAAAGCAGTATTTAAGGCCTGTAGCTTCATCCTTAGGGGTTATATGTAATAACTCATTATGATAGTTCTCTAGGTCTTTAATACTCATCTTCTCAGAGAAAATTAAGAATGAACAGAAGGCCTCGATACTAATATTCTTTAAAGCTCCTTTTACAGGAATAGAAGTCTTAATATCTAAGGTCTTCTCATCATAACTATCAGCCACGTGGGCGATAATTATAACAGGTTTTCCATACTTAATTATTCTGTCTTGAAATATTTCTTCAAAGAAAGTCTGATAGTTACCCCATGCCTTTCTAGTATCAGGAGCTGTCTTGATATATTTAGCCTCATACATATTCATTAAGAAGTCTATACTATCAATGATTACTCCATCAGACTTATCTCCAGCTGCAATAGCAGCATCTAAATAAGCTAATACTTCTCTTGGGTCAGATATTCTTACATTCTTAAAGTTATTTTTATAAGGCAGTCTCTTACCTGCCTCACAATTCAGATATAACCATTTATCTTGGTTCCTGATATTCTTTAAGGAATAAGACTTACCTGAACCAGAATAACCACATATCATAATTAATTGGTCATTGGTTTCATTGCTCATTCTTTACATATCCTTGTGTAACTGATTTTAAAATAGTATTTGTTAATTCTTCATTTGTTAATGGTGAGCTTAATTGTTTATTTAAACCTAAGACTCTTGCTTCTACCTCCTGATAAGGTAAGCCTGAGTCCTTAAGGGCTAAGGCATATTTAATCATATTGTTATTTCTATTACCTACAGAGATTCTAATAGCAAACCAACGTGCTAAGTTATCTAAGTTTTCTATAGCCTTCTTATTCTCTTTCTGGTATCTCTCGTTTCTAATAGTATGAGGGATGAAAGGTAATGGGTCTAATAGAATACCTTCGTTATAAGCATAGTTAGTGTCTACACCAAAACAGGAGCCTTTAGAACAACCTTCCCATTTCTTAACACGAGAGTTAGTACCTTCATCAGAATGAAAAGGAATCCATGATAAGATATTATTCATGAAATTCTTATAATCTTCTTTATCAAGGTCTAACTCATAAGCAATAGGAATAACCATTCTAAATCTATTATTCTCTGGTTCAGTATTAGATTTAGTAGTATGTACAAAGAATGTGTACTCTTTTAATAAATCCATAGCTAGCTTGATGTTAATGTCACCGTCACAATCAATAACTAACATATTAAATTTATTATATGAGTTAGCATCACATCTATGTCCATCTTTAACATGATGATTAATCCAATGTATTAATGTAGATGAATGTGTCATTTTATATAAATCTTTAAAAGGAACAACAACATTCTTATAGTCATAAGCCACATCAGTACTATAAGATAAAATCATCTTGTTTAAATCAGTAGGCTTTAAGCTCTCTCCTTTAAAGAACTCAATACCATCCATATAGGTTTTCTTAATTAAGCCATGTTGGTTATATGCATAAGCTTGTGCTAATAACATCATGTCATTCTTAGCGTTACCTTTATAGAATGGTAGTGCTTCCATTAAGTCTGCATTAGTTTGTGGAATATCACATAACATCAGATATTTAGCTAATTTCATGTAAGGCTTATCCCTATTAAGAATAGTCTGGAATGATTTACCAGATTCTTCTACAAGCTTAATAGCTTGATGTAAACAAGTCATAGAAACATAAGCTTGATTATCTACAAAGGCTAATGCTCCTGCTAGCTTTAAAGCTTTATAATATCTGTGTGATAGTTCTGCCTTCTTAATACCTGCATACTCAGGTAATTTATTAGCAGCTATCTCACAGTCTTTTCTATATTGAACCAGCTCAATACCTACATCATCAGGTAGGTCTATTTGTTTGTTATAGTTAGCAGGGTTAGCTAAACCAAGAAATAATTGGCTCCATTTAGTAACTGTAGCTTCATTAGAAGGCTGTATTAATTGTTGATAAATATCAGCTGCACTCATTGTATAGTAAGATTTAGACTTCATAGTCTTACCAATACCAAATAAGCATCTTCTAGCATAACCAATCTCAAGATAAGAATAGAAGGCATCTTCAGTTGATGAACCATCAAATATCTTATCTTGTGTACCAAATAATAAGCAATTAGCAGGTGTAATACCTGTAATATCTATATCTCTAACATTATCCTGTGTATTCTTTACTAATTTATTCTTAATTAATCCTCTATCAAATAGCTCTAAAAAAGAGTTCATTAATTCAGCGTTAGGAATTAAATTAGAACCAATTTCATCGCACTGGAAATTAAGTGAACCACATTTAGCTAATAACAGTTTATTTCTATACTGCTTAACTGCTGGAGTAGTACCACTATCAAAAATAAAGATAGGTTCACCTGCTCTTTCTGATTGCTTTAATACAGTCTGGTATTCTGAATCAATATCAGTATGATTAAGTTGTGACCTTTGATTCGCTAAGTCTTTTAAATTCTTATCTAATAAAGTAGGGAAAGTACAATGCATAAAGAAGTCTTTAAATCCTTTAATAATATCTTCCATAATGCCTGTACTTACACCTTTACCATATCCTGAAGGAGCCAAGTTAATAACATATAAATTAACAGGTACATTACCTATAAACTTAGTGTGTACAAAGGCTCTTTGAGAACTAGCCATTACTGCTAAGAAATAAGCAATAAGAGGCCTATAAAATCCTTTATCTTGGTTCGATGTTTTAATACATAATAAATTTGTAAGTTCTTCAATACATGGATGATGGCTTACTTTAGTTAGGTCAATCATTATAATACCTTCTACGTTGTGAACATATACTATAAGCAGGACAATACATACAGCGTCTAGGTGTACCTATTACAGTTTTAACAATACCTTTACCCTTACTTGCAGCATAGTTATTAGCTTCTTCTAAAGAATCAAAATTCTTAGTAGCTCTACCATTAGTTTTAGTTGGGTCACTATAGTACTTATAAACTGTAGGAGATAACCATAAATCTTTATCTGGACAAGGAATAATCTCATCCTCTGGTTTATCTAAATTATCTTTTATTTCTTGTAACTTGGTTCTTAGATACTGCTCAGTATCCAAAACAGAAAGTAAAGGATAACTTTTAGATAAACATCTAGACTGTGGGTATTGATTATTTGATAGAGCATTTATTTTACTCCAATCAGTAAAGAAATAATCAATAGTAATATCTGAACCAGTAATAATATCTTGGTTCAGGTATCTATATATACTTCCTTGTAGTATATAATCTTCTCTTTTAGAGTCTTCCATATAGGTATAAGTAGAAGATGTTTTAATGTCATGTAAATTACCATTTAAAACAAAATCAAACTTACCACCAATCTTAAAACCATTTAGTTCTTTAACAGCTCTATGTTCTATATAGACAGGAATATCTCCTAACTCTACTTTTTCAGGGTTAATCTTAATTTGAGAAATAAGATGGTCACTATATCCTAAAGCCCTCATATTAGTGTCATAATGCTCCAACCAAGCCTTTTCTACTGAATCATGAATAGCAGTACCAGTAGATACTGCAAGGCGGTCTTTGATGTCTATATCAGCATCTGAGCGCATACTTAAAATAATCTGTCTAGTAGGCTTTAATAATTGAGTAGTTGATATATAGTTATCTTCTGTAATATAGTCGTAGCTATCATTAGCTAACCAAACAGAGAAAGGGAAATTAATACCATCTTCATTTTTAAGTTTCTTTTGTTTTATTTGCATAATTACACCATTAAAAAACCCTGCCTAAGCAGGGTCTGTTATTACTCTTTTGGTTCTTTCTTCTTAGGAGGTTCTTCCATCTTCTCTTGGAACTCCTTAGGACTCCACTCATCAGGAGTCATAAGGCCCAAAGGAACAATATTCATGATAGCAATATCTAAAATCTCAGCTCCCTCAAATACCTGTAGGAACTTCTTAGCCATCTGTGCTCTAGCTGCTAATAGGGTAGGCTCATTTAAAGACTGCTTACCAATGAATACATTGTTAAGTACATGAGTATGAATCTTCTCTTCATCTTTCTTATGAAATGAGATATTAAATACACCTAGATAATATAAATTGGTATCTGCCATTATAAAGTATCCTTAAAAGTTTTAACTAAATTACATAAAGTATTCTTATCTAAATCATTAGGGAGAGATAACTCATGTGCCCAATCGGGGTAAAATATAGATAACTCTCCAGATAAATGTACTTTATCATGTTGGATTTGGGGTTCTTCTTGCCATTTAACTGCTTCAGATAAATGCTTATTAACCCATAAAACAGTGTCTATATTATCACGAATTAAATAATATAGAGCATCATGAATCATAATAATAGGTTTAACAGAATATCTATATTTACTATTACGAACCAAGGTATTAAATTCAATACCTGCTCTATTAGTTAATAAACCAAAGGATTGACCTATAGCATTACCTGCAGTACGTTTCTCTGCCTCTGCTTCTTTGGGAGTAGCTTTAATACCCATAAGAGATTGGTGCATTTTAGGACATCTAACTCTTAGACCAAAAGCTACTTCTTCATAACCTTGCTTAGCAGCTATTTCTAATCTGTTAGCAATTACCTTATCAGAATGACTATATAAGGTATGGTATTGGTTCTCAATATGCTTGGCTTCTTCTTCAGTAAAACCAAAGTTTTTAACTAAAGTCACCCAAGTACCAGCATAAGTTAAAGCAAAGGTACAACCCTTACTCCGTTGTCTAAGGTCTTTATGAGATTGCTTAATACTATTAATAACCTCAACCTCTGCTTTAGTTTTTGATATTTCTTCTATTTTCATTAGAATGTGATGTTATTTAACAAAGACTCTAGAGTAGGTTTATTGGCTCCTAGCTCTAATTCTAGAATAATATCATTAATATACTTCTTTGCTTTAGTTTCATTATCTAAAATTTTCTTTTTTAGTTCTTCAGCATAGTCAGAAGTTAATTCAAGATAAACATTAGGTTCATTATTTAACCAAATAGCTTCTTTATCTTTAACAAGTTCACTATGGTATCTAGTATAGTAGTAAGAAATCTTTTTATTATCTAACTTTTCTAACATAACCATAAAAGTCTTATGGTATTCTTCTTTTAATTCTTGTACACACTGTCTACGTTCTTCAGCTAATCTATCTAATTCAACTTTTAAAAGTAAGTTAGCGCTCTTATTAGCTTCATCACATTTAGCTTTAATACGTGTAGTAATAGCTTCTTTAATTACTTGAGTTACTTTCATTTGAGTTTCCTCTTAATTTAATTAATTTAGGATTGTTTTCATTTAGATATTCAATAGAGCCATCATCATAAGTTACTTTATATACCTTACCTTCCTTATGTATTTCATCTAACTTAGCTGTAATATCAGGCATTAGAGAAGTCCAGTAAGAATAAGCTCTTAGACAATGACCATCATATTCGTCTGTATATACTTTTAATTTATTAGGGTCTTTAGTAACTAATGCTGAGATATGGTCTTCAAGGCTAGAATAATCTAGACCTACCCATAACCATCCTTTAGGGGCTTGGAAGCATCCTTTAATTAGCTTAGCATATTTAGATCCTGTAGCAGGCAGATTTTGTAAATTAGGTTTACTACTACTTAATCTACCTGATACAGTTCCACCTAAGTTAAAAGAACCATACAGATAACTTCTACCATCACAGGCAGGTACCGCTTTTTTAAATGCAGGAATAAAAGCAGTAAGTATCTTTTCAGCAGCTGAGTAGTCTATTAAAGCTTGCAGAATATCCTTAATATCTTGGCTCTGAACATGGTTCATTAAAGCCTTTAGGGTATCACCATCAGTAGCTGGTTGCTTTGATTCTGTGAGGTTTATGACAGGTAAATGAAGGTTATCATATAAAAGTTCTTTAATCTGTTTACCTGAGTTAGGATTAAATTCTATAGGACTATCTTGTATAGTTACCTGTTTTTTAGTATGTGTAGCATTATAAGTATCTACCCATGACTGTTTAAGAACCAAAGTAAAATCTTTTATATGTTTATTATTAATTAATATATTAACAGCATTATCTTTATCTTGGTTCAATTTAACCTCAGCTTCTTTAACCTTATCCATATTTAAAGGAATACCCGTTAATTGCATCTGTATGATGTCCTTAGTGGTACCTTTAAATATAGTGTTATATAGTTTATCTTGTTTATCTTGTATTAGTTTATCTTTATATTTGTTATAAACGAACCAAGTAGATAAACCATCTATAAGGTTATATCTGAGTAATTCTTCCTGAGGGATTTTAGTAATATCACCTATTTCATCTTCTGCCCAGTTACCAGCAAATTCTTGTGCTTGATACTTAAGTCCAAGATTATTGCCTGAGCATGAGTTAGTACATAAATAAGTAATTAGCTTTGTATCTTCCCAGTTTTTTAACATGACATCTAGTCCATAGAGTAAACCCTTTGTATCTAGAATATCTTTCATAAATAACTGATAGATAAGGACAGTAACATCAAATGCTATGTTATGAAATATTAAAGTACCTTTATAGAATATAAAGAATGCTCTTAATAACTTTCTTACAGGAGTATTTTTAGTAAAACTATCCTTATCTATTTTAAAAGCTATACCATTATGTTCATCCCAGCAGAAACAGATAGAACCAAGGCCTGCATCTACATGATGTAGTGAATATGTTTCAATATCACATGTAAGAGCAGGATAATGTAGTAACTTAGTTAGTTCTTTATTAATTTCATATTCAGTTTTTGGATAACATTCAAAATGAATAATATTACTACCGGGTGATTTATAAGAACCAAGAGAATCATTAATAATAGCTTCTCTGGCTCTATTAATCTTATCTTTAGTCTCCTCTGGATGATAAAAAATAGCCTTACAATTAGGTATATAAGCATATTTATAACTAATGTTATTAAAGACATAACCGATACATGTATCAGGTTTGGTTACTTTATGTAATACTTTAAAATAATCAGCATCGCATATACCTAAATAGTCTATATTTTTACTTTCTATATAGGGAAGAATTACAGTATTAAAATGATTTTTAATATCTGTAGTAGCTAACTTCTTTTTACCATTTAAAGCTAAAGTATTAAGTTTAAATAGTTCAAATGTAGGAAATGAATAATAGTTATTTATTTCTGTAGAAGTTACTTTAGGATTTACTATTAATAGAATTTTCATTGAATATTAACACCCTTCCTTCAGCATATTTATAAAAGTTTGAGGGGTCTTCATTATATATTTTTCTCTCTCCCTTATTTAATCTGAAAAAGACTTCATATAAAAATAAAGCATAAGTTAACCAAATTAAGTTATCTTTACTAGCTCTATTCGTAAAATACTTAAATAATCTAGTAGTTCTAAAGTGTAATTGGCTTATAGCATTATATACAGTATCATTAAGTGTCATATAAGTATAAGGTGTAAAATAACCTACCATTCTAGTATGGGATTTAAGATATAAAAACTCTATAAGGATCTTTGTTCTTTCATAATAAGATTTAGGTTTTTCTTTTGGTTCTTTAAAGTATTTATTAACAAAATATAAAAAATCTAAACCTTGTTTTGAATCTACATTTAAAGACCAGCTATCAGACCAAAATTCATCGCATTCTGCATAATATACAGCAATATCTCCTAATTTAACTGTGGTCTTTTTCATATAAAGCTTATCAAAATAATAGCACCTTAACCAACTCTCAAAGCGTTGTTTATAGCTACCAAAAGTAAAATTCTTTTCTAAACAGTACATGTAAACTCCAATAAAAAACCCTCACAATGGAGGGTTTTATTTAAAATAAATTAAGTTGTTGCAGGATTTGCTTAGCAGGTAAACCTTTAAGTCTTACCCACTCATGTAGGTCAATACAGTATTTATAAAGCCTATAAGGTTTTGCTGTATTATCTACTCTATAAATATCTCCTGTTTCCATATGTATATAACATCTACAAAACATCATAGACTCCTTAGAATAGTTTTATGTATTATAAGGTGAAATATGATATTTATTAAATAGTTTTTCTAAAGGTTTAGTTAGTTTCTTAGATTTAGGGTAAACTAATTGTTTACCTGTTAGTTTACATAGTTTATTAAACTGTCTCTTTGAAACTATTGGTTCCTTTAGCTTTTCTGTAGGATGTATATAAGGATACTTAGGGTATTTATAATATTGGGATAATTGGGTAAGCCATATTAGTCTTTCTTCTGTAGTAGTAAATTGCTTAAATCTTTTAAGATTATTCCATACCTTACCCTCTACTAAATTACACTCTCTACAAAGAACTCCACGAACCAAACCATTACCATTAATGATATTGGCATCAGATTTTTTATTCTTATGTTGGTGGTCTAATACTGCTTCTTCTAAGGTAATAGTTTTACCACATATAGCACACTTATTACCCTGTCTGTGCAGTATCTGTTCCTTGATAGGTTTAATTTCAGTAGAGGTAAGTTGTTTTATCATTTGAGTATTGAAGCTAAGTTTTCTTTAATTTCAGCCAATTCTTTGGTTAAATTATTTTGTTTAGTAGTTAAATAGGCTATCTGTTCTAATAAATCTTTATTTTCTGCAGATAGATTTTTATATCTAGTAGCTAATTCTACTACATTTTCAATCTTAACTGTATTATCCTTATGTTCTTCAATACTTTTATTATTCATTAAAGCTTTAAAGTCAGCAATAACAGTAGGAAGGCTTAAGTCTCCTAAAGCAAATACTGCTCTATCTCTAATTTTCATTCTTGTTATCTTACCTGTCTTAAGGTTAAAACCCATTAGTCTAGGTAAAGGAACATAATAAGATTTAATTTCTCTATAATATACTTTAGAAATTAAATAAGAATACTTAGTCCAAAATCTCTTAGTTAAATTGTAATTATAGATATATTCTTGTTCTGGAGCAGTTGCTTCAAATTCAGTTAAATCATCTAACCAGATATAGCACATTAAACGCTGTAGGCTAATGGTTTAACCTTTTTGTGCTATATATCTGGTAGGATGATGTTTATAACAATAAACATGTACAGCTTTATTGTCTTTATCCTGTAGGTTGCCTTTATTAGATAATGTATACCCTTTATAAGGTCCATCTATGATTTCTCTTAAAGTATCTGTTACTTCTCTATATTGATAAGCTTGAAATATATTCATGATAATACCTATGGCATGGGTAATAGGAATTGAACCTATATTACTTGGGTCAAAGCCAAGTGTAATAACCTTTATACGATACCCATAGATTTTTTAACATTATTATAAGATTTATTTGCTAATATTCTTTGAATAGTAGTTTTACTAACATTTAATAACTTAGCAAACTTTCGTTGAGAATACTTAGTAACATTATCATATATAAATTCAATTTCTTTAGAAGAAAGTTTTCGATTATTAGGTTGTTCATTTATATGGTTATCTAAATGTTTATTAAAATTTTCTTTAGATGTAACCCATTCTAAATTAGCTATATGACAATTTTGTCTATTCTCATCAATATGATTTACACAAGGTAAATTGTTAGGGTTAGGAATAAATGTTTCTGCTACGGCTTTATGTATACGAATACATTTAGTATGTCCTCGTTTACCTAAAGGTAAATAAGCATATAAATATCCATTAGCTTTTCTAATAGATTTTTTATAAATAGTTTTAGTTTTACAATTTAAAATGTTTCCATTTTCATCTATTTTAAAGCCAGAATATAAAATATTATTATAAATTAATGTTTTAAACATAGTGTTACCATTACACCATACCCTAAAAGATGGTGAACCATGTAGGGCTCGAACCTACGCTCCAACGATTATGAGTCGTTTGCTTTAACCAACTAAGCTAATGGTCCTTACTTGTATAGAGTCATATGCTTAATAGCAAAGACTCTTTCTAAAGTATCTGTGTCTGTTTTATCATCTCTAATAGATACAAATCTAGGATGATTTAAAGTAAATGTAGGCTTATCAGGAGATTTAATTATATCATTAAATTCTACTGTAATTACCTTACCTATATATTTACTTGGTTCCTTAGAAAATTCTATCATCTGTTTATCAGTAAAACCTGAACATTGACCTATGATAGTCTTTTCATCATTAGTAAATTCAATAGCACCTATATACTGTTTTCTTTTACCAGTTCCTTCTGTAAAACCAGTAATGCGCATATCAGCATCTAAACATAGTTTTACTTTATATTGTAGTTTAGATGTACCATCAAAGAATTTATAATTAAAGTCTTTAATAATAGCTCCTTCTAAACCTTTAGCCATAAACATATGAGCTATCTGTTTACAAGCAGCAAGACCTTTACAGTAATAAGTAGGAACTAGTTTAATATGCTTTGGTTCTTCATATTGAACTAAGACTTTAAGAGCTTCCCATCTAGCTTTATATCTAGCTTGAACAAGTTTAGGGTTATCAATATAATCCCATACAGTAAAATAAATATCTTCATAAGGAGGATTCTTACTATTTAATTTACCATTACCTTTGAATCTATTCTCTTTAGGATTATCTGCAGGACCTATGGTCCACTCTCCCATATAAATACCATCACCTAGTTCAAGTAACTCTTTCTCTAATACAGGATTAGAATATTCCTTACCTGCTCTACTATAGAATTTAACTGTACCATTTAATACTACAGCTTCTCTATAAGAACCATCACACTTAAGCTGTGTATAGCATGGAAATGTAATGTTCTTTTTAATGATGTCTTCATCATAAATACTACATCTACAATATTTCATAGTAAGGAGTATCCTATTAAAAGACTAATATCTTCTTGTAACTGTGGGTCTAATTTTACAGGTTCATCTACAATATTTAATTTACTTGTATTAACTACTTGTAAATATGTATTACTACTTACTTCTTTAGGTAATTGATATATAAATTCTGGAAAGAAACTTCTTAATAAACAATTACTATTTCCACTATATTTAAAGCAAAGCTTTTCATATTCAGGTAGTAATTTAGCTAAACCTGCTTGAATAGATTTCTCTAAAGAAAGTACTTTCTTTACACCATCTAAACAAATCTCTAGTTGTTCTTTATCTTCTGGTTCTATTTTAGTTATCATCTCTACTAATTTAAGGTCCCAAGTAATAGATATTAACTTTAAAATACCTTCAATATCAGAATATTTACTAGCTACATTCTTAATAATACTTTTATAATATTTTAATGCAGGTTTAGATGCTGCATTAATAAATGCATTACAAAAGTCGAAATAATTATTAATTACAAAATAGTCCATATTTACGTTTTAAATCTCCATAAAAAATAATATGAGATTTAGCTCTAGAACAAGCTACATATAATAATCTAGCTGTGACACCTGATTGTGTACATGTAGATAAGTCATTAGCATCAATAAATACAGTCTCTAGAGTTGACCCTTGAGCTTTGTGTATAGTACAAGCATCTCTTGGTCTTAAATCTAAATAACCTTCTTTAATAGCAAAATATTGATACCATTTCTTATCTTTAGATAGCATTTTAAGTAAAGCTTTAATCTGCATATAAGACTCAGGTAAAGCTACATGTAATTCTATATTATGCCATTTAACTAGAGCTTCTGTTAAAGATACAGGAGGATAGCTTTTAGCTAATGATCTCTGAATACCTCTTTTAAAAACTCTTTCAATGTACACTTCGTCTTCAACGTGAATAGTCTTGTTGCCAAGACAACACACACTATTAGCAATATAATAGTCACCATCGTTATATACCTCTGTTTGTCCTCTTAAATTCTTAATATAGTTGTTATAAGTAACAGCTTGTTTATTAGTGTAAGTAAGACTTCTAGCTTCATTACCATTCTTATCTACAAACTCTTGTTTGTATGCTTGTGCAATTAAATCATTATCATATAAATCAATAATACCTTTATATAATTTAATAGGCTTAAACTCTCCTGTAATAACAGTTTCTTTAAGCTGATTACATAGGTCTATTAATTCTTGATGATTAGCATTACGCATAGGAATAGTTAAAGTATGTTCCTTTAAATGCTTAGAATAGACCGGGGATAATCCAGATTTAACCGGGGTTAATTGATATTTATCTCCTACATAAATAATCTTACATTCATGGGTTAATTCATTAATAAATTCTAGTAGCTTACTATTTACCATTGAGCATTCATCAATAAAAATAACAGTGTTACATATAACACTGGTTTTATTAGACTTCTTTAATTCAGTAGTACCTTTCTCAAAATCAGGTCTAACAATAAGACCAAATAAAGATTGAATAGTAGAAGTATCCATTCCTGTAGCTGTTTCTAAAGATTCAGCTGCTTTATTAGTAGTAGCTGTTAAAGCTATATCTCTATACTTTGGTTCTACATTAATAGCTTTACAGCCTTCTAAATATTCTTTAAAGCTTACAGTAGCTAAATGCTTCATAAGATATGATTTACCATACCCTGCACTAGCATCAATTAGAAATTCCTTATCATCACTGAATAAGAAATCTCTAAATTCTTCTGCAATAGCTTGTTGATCTTTATTTAACATTTTCAGTCTCTTTCTTCTTAGCCTTTTTAGTTCTTGGTTCTTTAAGTTCAGCTTTAATCTTATAAATATCTAAGATAGCTTGTAAAATTTGTCTTTTCTCATGAGAACCAATAGAACAAATTTCATCTTTACTTTCTAAGGTAATATTTAATGGCTTATTAGGATTAGATAAGAACTTTCTAATACCTACTCTATTCTTTTCTTTTGGTTCTTTTGAACCCGCAAATAAACTAAATAAATTTAACATAAATGAATCCTGTAAAAATAAATAAAAAAAAAAAAACCAAAACAAAAAAATAAAAGACCCAGCATTAAGCTGGGTAAAATATAAGAAACAAGGTGTGACTATTATTATAATTTATTCACAGAATCTTCTATATTGGTTATAACCTTTATAGTTAGATAATCTGTAATCTTTATCATCACATGGAGTTGCTACAAATTCCATTGGTGACCAATGACCTGATGTTTGTAATTTATTAAATAACTCTAAATCTTTCTGAATAGAGCTAGTACCATCAAAAGCCTTATAAGATACTCTAGCACATCTAGCGCAGGAAACCTTGCATAGCTCGTCAACGGTGGCCATTTCTCTATCAGATGAGGTAATATATGGCAAATGCCACTCACCTTTCTGTAAGAGCTTTGGTTCACTGTTATCGAGGGCTTTATGCATAGCTACTGCTAGCTCTCTAATTTCTGGCTGAGCATCTGGTGCTTCTCTTAATTTAAAGAAGTTATCAAAGTCTGTACCAGCTAATACCATATCACTATAAGTGTATGGCTCTAGTACTCTATTAACTACTTGTTTATGAACATTTAAGTCTAATAAAGCATTAGCTGTAAGCACAGCCTGACCTGCTGCTAACTTCCATTGAAACTCTGCTTGTTCTAAATCTGTACCTTCTAAAGGTTTACCTGCGGTCATACCTTTCTGATTAGAACCAAATTCTACAGGACCCCATGGCTCTGTATCTACTTGCTTAATGATATTAGCAGTAGGATTAGCCCTAGAACTTCTTACACAGAAGCTAAAACATCTGTGTCTAGTAATTTCTGGTAAGATAGCTCTCCAGAATTTTAACTGAAAGGTAGTCAATCTATGACCATCTTCAGTAATACTATCAGCTAAGATAGTTACTGTAGGTTTATTCTGAATAACTCTATTCATAGAATTATCTAAAGTAGCAGTAGCAAACTTAGCTAAAGGACTATCTCCAAATAGAGTATCAACGAATTTATGTAAGTTTTCGTCTATCATGCTAATCCTCGATATACTCTTTAATAACTTGTAGAATTTCTTCTGCTGTTAAGGTTTTAAAGAATGTAACAACCTTAAGACCTTCAATAGAATCCAAGAAATCAGAAATATTATCTAAGATAAGGTCATTAGCTGTAGTAATTAAATAAGTTACATATTCTAAGAACTTATCATCAGGTAAAGAACCATCATAAGCATGTAAGGTCTTTAAATAAGAATCAAACTTAATCTGAGTATTACCTCTATCAAGTAACTTACTAATACTATCTAACATCTCTAAGAAACTAAACCAAGCATCAAGTAATTTCTTCTTTGGTTTTTTCTTAACTGGTTCTTTCTTAAATAATTCTTTCTGTACAACTTTATCTAAGTCTTCTTCATAATTGGCTAATTCAGCGGTTACTAAATTCTTAGCAGCATAGATATTACCAATCATAATTGTATAAGCAATAGGATAGTTATCCTTATATAAATTAATAAGTGATAATAATAAATCACTAGGTATATGGATAGATTTAGACTTAATATGATCTAAATACCATAAACATTTCTTTAAATCTTCTTTACCATTTTTATTCTTATAGCGAATAGCATATTTAATAGCATTACCTTGTGCAAAATAGTAATACTGACAAATATCAAATGGCTGAACATTTAAAGTCTTATTAGCTAAAGCATAGTGCTTTGGATTATTTACATTATCATATTTCATAATACTTACCTAAAAAAATACCCTGTATAAACAGGGTATGTTGTACTGTTGAAATTAGTTACTTATTTGATTCTGCTACTGACTGCTTACGGAAGTCCTTAAATTTCTTCTCAAGAGCAATAGTAAGAACACGTGCTCTACGACCTGAAGCCTTCCAACGCTCCTGTCCCTGTACTACTCTCAACTCTTTCTCTAAGTCATTTAATCCTTCTAGAATCTCATTTACTAAATCTAACATAGTTAATCCTTAATCTCTATTACTTTACCTGTGATGGGGGTTTCTCGATACTTTTTATCTCGCTCTAAAGTAACCCATAGAACTGGTACTTTAACTGGTTGCATAGGAGAACAATACAAATCAGTTAAGATAATAGCTGCTGTAGGTTTCTCTTTAAGTATCAAGTCTCGTACATCCTCATACGAGGTACCCCCTCCATTAACAATGGATATATTACTAAAAGGTTTATCTTTTGTAAATATGTCTGTACGCAATATATGTGTATCAAACTGAATTAGAGTTAACTTCTCAGGGTGTAATTGTTCTTTAATAGCTTTAACCTCACTATTAAATATCTGTATGGTCTTATCATCAATAGAACCAGATACATCTAAGAAATAGATAAGATGTGTTAAAGCTCCTTCTCCATAGTCTAAACTAGGTAGATATAAATCTTTATATCTTCTATTAGGCTTCTTCCATGTAAAGTCTGATTTATCTAATGCTTCTGTACAGAACTTATGTAATAGTTTCCTCCATGAAATTTTAGACTTAGTAAATTCATTAAAGAATGTAATAAAGTCTTTACCTACTTCTGTACCTGCCATTTTAGCAGATTGAATAGCTTGTCCTACTTTACTAATAGCTTGGCTCTGTTCTTCTTTAGTAGCGTCTTTTATATCTGTTATAAAGTTAGCAGGAGGAGTGATATGATTTTTTACTAATTCTTCATATATCTCTTCTTCTGATTTATCTTTATAGCATTTATTATATAAAGCTCCTTTAGGGAGCTTAGGCTGAACAGACCAATTACGGTTATCTTCTAAAATTAAAGCATTGATATGATAATCACAAGCCATATTCCATAGAAATGGGTCTCTACTTTCTCTACGCATAGCATGTAATTTAGCTATATGCCATAACTCATGGATAATAGTAAAGAATCTTTCTTCTTTGGTTAAATACTCAAAGAAAAATACAGGATTAATTTTAAGATATACACCGTTAGTACATGCTGTTTCAATGGTGTTATCTATTGTTATTTCTGTATTAAATAAAAAGGAACCAATGAAGGCTAAATTAGGTTCCCTTATAATTTTAAGAGCTAGATTATCTAGCTTCTTCATTTGTTCCTGTTCTTGCATTAAAAGTCCTCTGTGCTATTAGCACTAATAACATTAGAACCTAGTTTTAAGATAGCTTTATTAAACTCAGGTACTGTTAATAATCTCTTATTTCTAGCTACTGTAGCTTTTAAGAATAAGTTAAGTAATGGTGAGTTCTCATATCTTTGAATATAAGTTAAGAACTTACCTACATTCTTAGAGTTAGTAGATGAGATAAGTGCTGCTGTAATAGCAAACTTAAGGTTACTATCAGAACCAGTGAATAAAGGAATATTCTCTGGGTCTTTCTCAATATCAGTAATCTTAGGTAGTCTCTTAAAACATTTAACAAAGCTAATAAAATCAGCCGTAACAGAAGATGAGATAGTACCATTGAGTAAATTAATATCTAAATCATCTAAAGATTCTTTATCTTTAATTAATTTATTAGCAAATTCATATGTTCTAGGGCAAGCATATGTATCTGTACTCTCTGCTTCTGGATTAAAGGTACAGAATTTATCCTTATTAAAGGATAAGAAAGCTAATAATCTTGGGTCATACTGAAGTGGATAACCTACTTCATTGAACCAAGAATCAATATCTGGTCTCATGTTAATATGGACTACTCTTGACTGTAGAGCAGTACCCATATCATTAACAATAGCATTATCTTCTGTTCTATTAGATGCACACACTACAGCACATTTAGAATGTAATTTATACTGACCTACTTCTCTGTCTAATACTAGTTTATAAGCTGCTGCTAGTACACTTCTAGGAGCAGACTTAAACTCATCTAAGAATAAAATAAAACCATTATAGCCCTCAGGAATAGGTGTATCTTCTGTAGGGAAACAGTTAAAAGGCACAAATTTAGCCTCTGTATCTGTAAGTTTAGGTAAACCCTGTAAGTCACATGGGTCACATGTAGATAGACGTACATCTATTAATTTACACTTCCATTCTTTAGCAATCTCTTTTACTAATTGAGACTTACCGATGCCTGGCTGTGACTCTAATAATGGAGTCAAGCCTGCTTTTAATGTTCTCTTTACCATCTCTTTTGCCTCAGAAGGATTTACTGTTAAATCAATACTCATAAACGAATCCTATAAAAAAAATAAAAACCCCTCTTATGAGGGGCTATTCTAATCATTATTAAAATCTAGTTCTTTTTCTGGGTTATCTTGTGATAAATCTATATCGGCTTCTTCTATTGGTTCATCGGTATAGTCATCTAATTCTATTAGTAGGTTATATTCATCCATTTGAATACTCTCCTTAAAGATTCTGTAATTAACTCTTGTGTAGTAACATCTTCATCGAATGTAATTTTATTTATACCCTCAGCTGTTACTTCAAATATATAATTCTGAAAGACATAAATACTCATATCTTGATATTTAAACTGAAATACAGATTTACGCATTAAATACTTAATACTTTCTCTATATTTCTTTTGGCTCTGTAAATCAATGTTGAACACTATTGTTCCTCCTATAACTGAATAAGGGCGAAGCCCACAACAAAACGATACAGAGCCAACAATGCCTAACTTAAGGCATACTCACTATTTAAAATATCTTCACTGAAGTCATCGGGTTTAACCCAATCAATATTGATATTAGTAAACTGATGAATTAAATAGTTAAGCATATTAGACTTACTTATTCTGTACATAATATTGATGTATTGTTGTCTTAAATCATTACCATAATTAGGTAATACTCTAAAACAATCATGAATAGGTAATATTTCAAAAGATTTCTTTGGTAGAGAGTTAATTAACTCTTTAATAGTATCTTTATCTACCATATCTATATTAGAGCTATATAAATACTTTAATATTCTTGCAGATAAGAAACCAGATTCTAAGTATAAGTCCCATAGAGTATGAACCATAAAGTCATCTTCTAAGGTACCTTTTATCTTAGAACCATTAAGAATATTTAATACTCTTGATGCATCATTAGTAGATGAACAACGAATAATCATTTCTCTAACTACCATACCATCTACAGAATGAATCAGGTTAGCACCTAACATTCTTCCTTTGTCTTGTGGTTTCTGTACTGAAACTAAAGTTTTATATGGCTTATCATCAAAGGTAAAATCATATTCTTCTAGTCCTTTTACTTTAATATTTACATGAAAGTTATCAGGCATAACCCATGAATAGTTATCTACTGTAGGGTTCCATGCTGGACCTGCTAACCATTTGTTTAGCATCCAAGCACTAGGCATCATTTCTGACATTGTATCTTCAAATTGTTCTACATTATCTGGGAATAGTTCTTTAGGCTTTTGTTTAGATCCGTATAGACTTGTCATAATAGCCTTCTTTACTTGGTCTCTAGTAATCATACCTAAAGGACCACATATTTCTTGCATACGCTTAAATACAACAGTATAACCATCTACTCTTGAGCCTGTATTTATTACATTACATAGCTCTGCTGCTTTCTTATCTCCTGTAAGAATAGCTAACCATTGAGTACCACTAGCTGTAGCATCTAAGGATATACCATATCCTATTGGCTCTCCTCTTTGTACAGCTCTTAAAGCATCTACAGCACATGCATACATACATGGACTATCTGCTTTATCCTTAAATGACTCTAATTGAGCCATGTTATTCTGTACCCATTCTATACGTTTATCCCATGGTTCTTTATCTAAACCATAGTTATTTGCAATATCAATCAGAAGGTATTCTAGACCTGTAAATTTCTGCATAAAAACCTCTATTAGTCTTTCGGCTGTTTATTGCCGATTATGTAAAAAGTTAAGAATTAAGATTTAGTAGTTAAAAGGTAGGATTTTAAAAAGTTAGGTTTTAGTTTTCTATGATTTCTTTATGTTTAAAATTAATTAAACTTTTACCATAGTCATTAGATTGAATATTAATATGATAGCCTTGAGAGTAACTTCTTCCTCTTCTATCATATTTCCAAGTTAGATAGAATGCTCTATCTTTATATTCTTTTAATACTTCTTGTTGAGCATTATTAAATCTATCAAACATAGCTTTATTCATGCCTTTATTCATATCAGCGTGCCAACTATTAGTATTATTATTAACAGCATACTCATTGAGTTCTAATTCAACAGAGTTCTCTTGATTAATATAATCTAAGTTAACATCTTCTTTAATATTAGACTTTAATACTACTCCTGTATTAAGTTTCATATGATAACCATCTTCTTGGTTCTTATGAACCATAGCTGGTTTAATATATAAAGGTAACGGATAACAGTACATATCTAATATCTCTTGTTGTTCCTTACTAGGAACATATTTAGTTATAAACTTAGTACCATCCCAATCAATATAATCTTCATCAGTAGCTTTATCTAAAGCATCTGATATAGCTTGTGGGTCTTTTAACGTATTAAATAGTAATCCTACAAATACATTTGGTACTAACTGTTTATATAACATTAGATAGCCTATTATCTTAGATAATAATTTCTTATCTAAAGTAGTAGGTTTATCCACTGTATCAATTATCTCTTCAGCTATTTCAAATAGTCTAGGTAATAATTGATTCTTGTTATATTTCTCTTCTTGGCTCAATTCTTCTTCTATCTGTATAGACATTTAAAACCTTCTATAAATCTAATAACATTTTCTACTGTTGGTTCACCTATCCAAGTAGTAGTCTCTTTTAATTCTGGTACATAAATATACCAATGATTCTTTTCAAATGGGTATTTAAAGATTACTGCTTTAATATCTTGTTTATCTAGTAAAGCTTTTGCTTCTATACCAAAGACACCAGAGCATTCACGTAAATAACCATTAGAATAGCTTTTGTTACTATATAAAAAACTTAGAAAGAAACTAGTACCTTCAGCTACTGGTATTTCTAGTTGTATTGGTACTAAACGACTTAATTCGCATTTACAATTTATAATTACCATTTTTATTCCTTTTCATATATTCATAAGCAAGAGCGCTTGAATATAACTTTGTAACTGTTTGTTTTAAATCTTTTAAATCTTTCTCTGCTAACTTAGCTCTTAATAACCAAGCAGGTAAGAATATCGTAGGTACGTTTAAATCTTCTTTATCCTGATAGTAAAGAGCTATAATCTCTTCTTTATCTAAGTAAGCATACCCATCTATATATTTATCCTCTATGGTTTTCTTTACATTTTTTAATACTTCTCCCATATAAAGTAGTTCATATTCATAATGAACTATATGTAGTTTATTTAAGTTATATTTAAGAATAACTTTATCTTGTATAGGTATAATTACCTTAAAAGGCATCCTTTCCCATATAAATATCTTACAAGGTATTTGTATCATACATACCACCATTCAATAGTAACCATAACTATTAGAACCAAGCCTATAAGACTATATTTAATAGCCTTTAAATGTTCTTTTTTGAGCTTCATTTATTAACTCCTCTAAGTCTTCTTTGGTTCCTTCCCAAAGTAATACACCGGGTTTTAGATATTTAGGCATTAACTCTCTAAATATATTTTTAGTAGTAGGTACATGTACCTCAAAGAACTCTGCTACTACATCAATAGTATCGTCTTCATCAGTTAAATAAATAGTTTCCATATAAACTCCTTATAACAGCGACCATTAACAAAAATAAAAAATAACCTAGCTTTCGCTAGGCATATTTATTAATCCCATGTAATGGTAATCCTAATAGCTTTCTTTACTGTATTAAATACAGTTTTTATTACTTTGCAATCGAAGTAATCTTTAACCTCTTCAAAGGTTAAATCATGTAACTTAGTAGCTACTACTAAGCAATCGTTTTGATAAATCATAAGAGTTAATTCACTATTTGGTTCATTATGAATTAATCGTAAAGCATCTAATAAGACCATTTGTATTCTCCTTTAACAGCGTCTTATGAATAAACTAAGGAGGACCGAAGTCCCCCCTTATAACGATTAGAAGAAGTCCTTGAAGGCTTTCTTAAGGACTTCCGCCTTATCGGCGGATACTTCTGCCTTAGCAGATGCCTTAACATGTAGGTATGTGGTACCTAATGCTAAGTGCTGACCTTCCTCTAGCTCTAGTTTATATGCCTGAGCTAACTCATCAGGTAAAGGTTTGACTAGAGTTGTGAAGCTCTCACCTTCAGGTAGGCTAGCTACCTTCTGTAATAAGGCAATGTTCGCATCTCGTAGAATCTTACGAGCGCATGAAATCTGACTATCGCCTGAGATAGGCTTAAGAGCCTCTAAGCTCTCAATAGCCTTATCAAGCACTTTACCCTTAATATCAGGGTTAGAGAATGTGGTGACTGCCTCAGGTTCACCATTCTCATTAGCAGAGTAGATAACTAAGCAATCATTTTGCCAGTATTTGGCTGGCTCAGAATTGTTGTTGTTGTTGTTGAATGAAGAATTAGATGTGAATGCTGAATTTACTAACTTAGCCATGATGTAAATCTCCTAAATATGACTATTAACGATGTGGTCAAGGTCTGATAACTAACAGCTATTGCTAGTTTAACAGTCAGACCTCTGACCCCCATAAAGCCCACAGGGCAACAATGACTGCGAGCTTGCGAGCACATGACCGCAGGCCATAATTAATGCGAGCGCAGCGAGCATAAGCTCGCAGAGCTTAATTATTGTGAGCGAAGCGAACATAAAAAAAATAAACACCCGAATACCCCATAAAAGGAGCATCCGGGTGTTTTAATTATCTTCGTAAATTACCCATCAATTCACAGACCCAATCAGTAATTTCACCCTCATTGGGTAGGGCAGTCAAAAGCCTTATATGCTCTTGACCTTCTTGTTTATAGGGTAATCCTTTACATCTCTGCAAATATGCAGAGATGACGTCTTCAATATTTCTATCTCGAATACGAGATTTTAATTCTCGTATCCATTGGTAATATTGTGTTTGTGAGCTAAACGATAATCGTATAACTCTTAGAATATTTTGTAACTGTACTCTTTTAGAGTACAACCTAGCTAAGAAAGCATTAGCTATCTTAGCTTCTGCAGGTGTGACCTGCAATTTCTCACTATAGTGGTGTCCGGTTTCACCGCCGGCCTCTAGAATTGACTTTTCAAGTGTATTCATATTATGTCCTCCATGAACATTAATTAAAAAGGCACACCATTGTGCCCATTATGCCCGCAGGGCATTAATTATTTAGACCAAGGCTAATGCCTTGGTCTTTAGTAGAGAGTTACTTCTTAAAGAAGTTTCTCTCTACCCAATCACTATCGAATAGTGATGGGTAATTTAGGAGCAACTGTCCTAGTTGCTCCTGACCTAGCCACCTTTCGGCTAGGTCTTCTTCAGACTCACAATCTGTCCAGTACCATGACTGGATAGAGTTTATAAGACCAATTATATTGTTTACATAGGTCTTCTTTCTGAAGACCTCCCATAAGATATCTACAAATAAATTGTAGTTTTTTGATTTATTTTGTTTAAAGATTGCATCTTTCATGATGCAATCTTGTAAGAAAAAGACAAGTTCAATAGGAACTTGTCTCATATCTATGATTAACTCATAGTCCTCCCAATAGAGGTGAGCTAAATATTTAGATTTAGAATTAGAATTAGACATAGTGAACCTCCTTGGTTCATTAAATGGGCATTATTGCCCGAATAACAATGGAGATAAACATCGGTATATAACCTGTGTTTAGTAGAACCACCATTGGTTCATACCGTGAAGACGTCTTCGTCTTCACTCTCCACTAAGCCCAAAGGGCTTCAATTCGTTTCGTAAGAGTAAGCACAATACATTCGTTATCACTACAAGTAGCAAATTAGTGTATTGTGTTTCGTGTGTATTTCGTGTTTATTTAAAAAATAAAACGAGACCTACCCTTTCGGATAGATCTCGTATTCATATTATTCAATATCCAGCTTTTTAAGCTGGATTTGAACATATGCTTTGTTTTCCCTTGAAAGGCTGTTCATTGCCATCTGCTTTAAACTAGCAGAGGCACAAAAACCTGCTATACCTAACTCACGTAGGGATAGTAGATTCACTGAAGCAGACTGTATGCCTGCTTTTAAAGCTTCTCTTGCAACGTTACCAAACGTTGCATTGGTTGTAGTCATTGTATCTCCTTGTATGACTAAATAAATGGATAAGCACACCTGCACTTACCCTCCATTAAGCCCAAAGGGCAACAATAATCCATAGTGTCCTATGTGTTATGTGTAGAGTGTGAGTGTAGTGTAATAGGGGGGGGGCCTCTTCTAAATCCCCTCTCCACTCCCTATACACAGCACCCATATTAATTTTATGAAAATTTTAAATGCGTTTTGAAATTTAATGAATGACTAATGAACAATGAATGATTAATGAATAATGAACTAATGATTATTAGTCATTGGTTCTTTATTAAACATTCATTGGTTGTTTATTTGATTTAAAAGAAAAGAAATAAGAAAGAAAAGAAGAAAGAGAAAGAAAGAACCAAAGAAAGAGATAGAAGTAAAGAATAGAACAAAGATAAAGAAACCTATGCCCACCCGCCGCCCTTAATAATATAATATAAATAGTATATAATCAATCCCTAATATATAACTATATAGAAAGCTATAAAGGAGGCGGGTATGGGTACCCCTGATACAAAGTTAAATATAGAAACAGTAAAAAAAGTAATGCCGGGTAGATTAAGAGGAGCTATTACCCAAGAGTTAGTAGATAAGATAAATACTATTAGTACCGATCCAGTATTAACGGAGGAAATTAAAAAGAACTTCCTTGGGTATACTAATGTATTACAGGAAGGTAGGTATAAAACAGAGGACTATCTTAATGCTGTAATTTATGTTAGTTACAAACTAATGGGTTATTCTAATCAAGATTCTTATATAAAGACTTTCCCTCAAAGGTATCAAATATTAGTAAGTAAAGGTATACCGCAGAAAGATATAGCTGCTTATGTAACAGCCTACAATAGAGGTAAGCTAGTTAATAAGATATTAGAGCAAACACTTGTACCTACATGGGTATTAAATCAAGATATTTATCAGAAAGCTATTAATACACAAGCAGCTTTACTAAATAGTAAGAATGAGAAAGTAAGGTTCATGGCAGCTGATAGTATTCTTACCCACTTAGCTAAACCAGAGAAAGCTGGTCCTTTAGTTAATATTGAAATGAACCAGAATACTGGAATAGAAGACTTAAGGGAAACTTTAGTTAAATTAGCTAATGTACAGCAAGATTTAATTAAACAAGGTAAAGCTACTACTAAAGATATAGCTGAACAAAAGATAGTAGAAGCAGAGGTAGACTAATGGCTTTAGAAAAGAAAACCTTAGATACATGGTTAGACTATGTAGATTATCAAGATTTAGCTACTGGTTCATATGTTCCTAGTACATTTGCTATAGGGTTTATGAACTTTATTAAATTAGTTAACGGAGCACAGGGAGAAGGTAATAAGACCCCCCCTGTACACCTTAAAATGCTTGATAAGCTAGCAAGTCCTAGTCAATATGTAGCTAATTTAATCTTCCGTGGTGCAGCTAAGACTACTTTATTTATGGAGTATTTAACTCTATATCTAGCAGTATTTCATGAGCTACCTTATTTAGGTGATGTATCAGGAATGATATATGTAACTGATTCTATTGAGAACGGTGTTAAGTCTGCTAGAAAGAATATTGAGTATAGATATGAGAACTCAGATTTCTTAAAAGAACAACTACCCGTTGCTAAATTTACTGATACTTATATAGAGTTTGCTAATAAAGCAGGTCATAGATTAGCAGTTAAGCTATTTGGTGCTACTACAGGTATTCGTGGTACTAAGATATTTGGTAAAAGACCTACACTGTGTATTCTTGATGATTTAATGTCTGATGAAGCATCTAAGTCTAAAGTAATTTTACAGTTAATTAAAGATACTATTTATAAAGGTGTAAACCATGCTTTAGATCCAACAAAAAGAAAAGTTATCTTTAATGGTACCCCATTTAATAATGAAGACCCATTGGTAGAGGCTATCCAATCAGGTGCATGGGATAGTAACGTATATCCTGTATGTGAAAGATTTCCTTGTACTAGAGAAGAATTTAGAGGAGCATGGGAAGATAGATTTACTTATGACTATATTAAAAGCCAATATAATGTAGCTTTATCTACAGGTCAGTTAGCTTCTTTTTATCAAGAGTTAATGCTAAGACTTACCTCAGAAGACTCTAAGTTAGTAGCTACTAATGATATACAGTGGTATAAAAAATCTGTTTTACTACAAACTAAAAACTTCTATAATTTTTATATTACAACAGACTTTGCTACATCAGCTAAACAGTCTGCTGATTATTCTGTAATATCCGTATGGGCTATCAATAGTAATGGTGACTTCTTTTGGGTTGACGGCCAATGTAGAAGAACTACCATGGATAATAATATTGATAAGCTATTCCAATTAGTCCAAAAATACCAACCACAGGCGGTAGGTGTAGAGGTAACTGGACAACAAGGTGCATTTATACAATGGTTACAGAAAGAAATGATGCTAAGGAATATCTGGTTCTCATTTGCTACCTCAGGTAACAATAATGCACCCGGTATTAGACCTGTAGCAGATAAACTATCAAGATTTAACTTAGTAGTACCTTGGTTCAAAGCACATAAAGTTTACTTTCCTGAAGAAGATAAAGATAACCCTATACTCAAAGAGTGTATGCTAGAGATAGGATTAGCTACCTCAGATGGTTTAAAGGGTAAGGATGATTTCTTAGATACTATATCTATGTTAGCTTATATGAAGATTTGGCGACCTTCTGAAGCTCCTATACCTAAAGACCCAGATAATAGTGGCATATATGATGAAACAGAACCAGAAGAAACTAATAGAATGGACTCTTATATTGTATGAAACTATCAGAAATATTAACTCTAGTTTTGTATAGAAATGTTCTTAATACTTGTTATGTAGATAGTAAAACTCATCAATTTAATGAGGATAAACTACCAGCTATTATTACATTTCTAAATGAAAGTCTATTAAAGCTATACAGTAAATTTACTTTAAAGGTAGATTCAATTTGGGTTCATTTACAAGAGAGTAGAGTAAATTATCCTTTAACAAAAGAACATATCATACCTAATTGGGAAGAACCATCATATGATAAGTATCTATGGAAAGGATTTGAAGAAACATTTAAAGATGATGTTATAAAGATATTAGATGTATATGATAATAAGGAAAACAAACTTCCTATTAATGACCCAGAAGAATTAATGTCAGTATATACACCTATGTACAACATCTTAGAGATATCTTCTAGGTTTCCTACTCAAGTACTTAATGTAACTTATCAGGCAGCTCCTGATAAGATTGTATATAGCCCAGACCATGATACTGAAGTATATTTACCTGATTTACTTGTAGGAGCTTTGGTAGCTTATACAAACTATCTTATTTTTGCTTCTATTGGTTCTCCTGCATCTATGCAGCAAGCTCAGGTATTTTTAGCTGAGTATCAGAACATATTAGATGAACTAATAGAGACTGACTCTATTAATCCACAGTATTCTACTAATACTGAGAAATTTTATAAAAGAGGATGGTGCTAATGTATTACAAGCAACCTTATGGAGACCCTACTGCTTCTGTTGAAGTAGATAGAGCACTAGGTGTCTCTTATACAGTTGTTAAAGAAGTATATAATCAGCTAGATTTATTAAAGTCATACAAAGAATCTTGGACTGCTCTAGCTGATTATGATAAGTCTTTAAAAACTTTAAACACTACTCTTAACACTATATCTAATGCTAATAAGCTAGGTACCTTTATAGGTCATGATATGGGTAGAGTAGGCGTAGAACCAACTAAAGAAGCTTTTACAGGTGAGAACTTTGCATCTGCTTTGACTCGTAGTTGGGATAATATTAACAAAGTAGCAGATAATATTACTGATGTTAATAGAATAGCTTTATACCTTAACTGTATTAAAGCTTTAGCTTATATTACAGACCAAGTAGAAAAGACCGCTAATAATGTAGATGCTATTAAAGAGCTTAATTCTAATTTTGATGTATTTAATAGAGTTTACCTAAATTTACAGGAAGTTCTTAAAGTAGAAGGTAATTTAGACATTATTACATCTGTTAATACTGCTATTGATACTTATGCAGATATACAGGCTAACATTGAAGTATTCCAGCATGTGCATGAATACTTACATACCTTAGCTGCTATTAATGCTAACTTATCTATTTATGAGAAAGCTAATCTTAATCTTAAAACTTATCTAGAGATTCTTGAGTTTAGATATGAGATTACTAATTTATCAGATAATATTAACAACATTAAGACTGCTGCAGAGATAGTAGAAGAGCAAAAGAACTTAGTACAGAAGTTTACTGCAT